TGGCAACCTTTCGTTTGTTTGTTTATTAGTTTTATCTTACCATAGAGGTCTGACAGTTTTTAGTGACCGTATCGGTCACAGTTGGCTAGGTCTTGCTCTACATAGTAGACACAATAGCCACAGATAGATTCATCACAGGCAGGGCAGGATTTCCATTCTGACCATTCATCACAGTTTTGGCAAATGTTCATTAGTAGCAACTCCCAGCGGTACAATGACCAAATGAGTGTCCGATACGCTTGCCCTTGTATAAGCAATTCTCGTGAGAGATGAAAGGCATCTCACCTTTAGCCATAGCAGATTGGCAAATCTCACATTCGTCATAGTAGCGAATGGTGTTGTAGAATGTGTTACCCATTGGGGTAGTTACTAATTCCATTACATCTGAGTAAGTCATTTGTGACCTCTTTCTTTTTTTGTTTAGTAGTTTTATCTTAGCATAAGGGTCTGACAGTTTTTAACCGTAGACTCGTTTAGTTAATTCCTCAACCTGCTTTTTGTAGTAAGCAATCATTAACTCGTTTAGTGGATACTGCTTTTCATAGTATTCCAAACCCTTTACTGCATCTAGTAGCAGTCTTGCATTTTTGATTTTAGTGAAAGCCATTTCGGTTTCCCTTTCGTTTGTGTTAAGACTTATTTGCTAGGCTCACCCTTGCGGGATTATTTGCTAGGCTCATTCTCAACTGCTTTATGATTTCATCTTAGCAGAGGGGTCTGACAATTTTGCCCCATTTAGGGGGGTAGTTAAATGAACAATAGATGAACAATTAATTCACAACTTATACACATAAATCATAGTAGTTATACACAACTTATACATAGAAAATGGGGACTTATTAACAACTTCTTAACAGGCTGTGGATAACCTGTGGAAAACGGGGCGCAGCCTGGATCCTGTGGATAACCTGTGAGTTATTGTTCACTAACTATTCATCTCAAAAAGGCGTTTCTGGCTTGATTTTGTCGGTGGTATCTGCTAAGTTTAGAACATAGAAACAAACGAAAGGAAGTCAAAATGACTGAACTAGCATACGAGAACATTACTAAAACCAAGTGTGTTGAATGTGGAGACAAACTAACCCCTTGGGAAAATGTGTATTGCATTATCTGCGAACCTGACTCCTACGAACTAACAGAGGAATTCTAAATTATGTTTATCTACAACCTTATTGCACCACTTGTATTCATTGCGGTATTCTCATTACCTGCACTACTACTAGAATTACAATTACTAGTTATTGGCTTTGACTTTATGTCTGCCAATGTGATGATAGCGACAGCCGTTATCGGTTTACTATCTGCCATTGGTGCAGGTATTTGCGAAATGTTAGAGGGGTAAGAAATGATTAATTCTATAACTTTAGAACATCCAGGACATCGAATTGGAAAGGCTTTCAATTCTAAAAATAAAAAGTCAACTAGTGTTCTCTATTGTCAAGACTGTGCAGGAGAATTTCACGGTTGCTATTGTGAAGACTTAGAAAATTGTTTGAACTGCCAAGAGGTAGAAGACTTTCAAATTATCTAACCAGATGGGCTCACTAATAAAAAGGTGAGCTTTTTCTATTTTTACGCATCATACACATTAACAAAATATTCAGATTTTCTTCAAAATGGGATCTAGCTGCAAAAATAAAAATATTCAGATTTTGCGGGGTAATGAATATATATCTCAATATGTGAGATGATATGTTACAATTGTGTTACAAATAATTCAATAGTTCAATGTTTCTGGCAGCTCAACTTGACAAGTATAAAAAATGCAATTACACTATGAGTGCAGCGAATCAAAAAAGTTTTAGAAAATTCGGGGGGCAGGGGAATGAAATTATTAAAAGAAAGAGAAACACATGAGTAATAAAGAATACTATAGATACATCTTCTGGATTATAATAGTAGCAATTTTAATGTCTACACTATCTGGCAGTTAATAAATAAAAACATCTATTTTTGTATATTTTCGGGGTTAATTAAATTCATTTCTGGTCATATGCGTTAGCATCCTTTATTCTTATTAACATGTTGACAATATAGACATATCTGGCATATTCTTCATATAGGGAATATCTGCATATTTATATAATAATTCAAACCCCCAAAAAATCCTCCATATATAACAAAGAACAGCGTAGCTGTATATTTATATAAGGGGGTGGGTTATACTATTTTGCCGATTTTTGCGTTTTTAATTTGCGGATTTTTTGCGAATTTTTTAAAATGGTATAATTAATCATTATGGCAAATGTAACAGTTGTTAGAACAGCTTCATCATCTCAGCTAGGATCCCTACTTACCCAGGCATCTGCCTCAGTCATATATCTTACTCAGTCTTCTGCTTCTACAACTTACCTGACCCAGGCTTCTGCATCAACAACCTATCTAACCAGAGCATCTGCCTCTACAACTTACCTAACTCAGGCTTCTGCTTCTACAACGTATCTTCCTCAGGCATCTGCTTCAAGTACCTATCTTACCCAGGCTTCTGCTTCCACAAACTATCTAACCAGAGCATCTGCCTCAACAACATACCTAACCCAGGCTTCTGCATCAACAACGTATCTTCCTCAGGCATCTGCTTCAAGTACCTATCTTACCCAAGCATCTGCTTCAAGTACCTATCTTCCTCAGGTATCTGCTTCAAGTACCTATCTTACCCAGGCTTCTGCTTCAAGTACCTATCTTACCCAAGCATCTGCCTCAAGCACTTATGCACCAATAGTTCCAACAGCTCAAACAGGTTTTCGTAACTTAATTATTAATGGTGAAATGGATATTTGGCAACGTGGTGCACCTACTACAGCTAGTCCTACAGCTATTGGTGCATCTACTGTTTACACAGCAGATCGTTGGAATGTTTACCGAGCAGGGTTAGCTTCAGGAGCTTCTTGGTCTCAAAGTACTGATACCGCAACAATTCCTGCAAATTTTCGTTACGCACTTCGTGTTCAGCGTATAGCAAGTGATATATCCACTGCAGCAATTGCTTTTACTCAACATATTGAGACCGCTAACGCTTGGGCTTTAAGAGGAAGGACTGTTTCCTTATCTTTTTACGCTCGTGCTGGAGCTAACTACTCAGCTGCTTCAAACGCCTTAACCGTACAACTGGTTACAGGAACTGGTATTGACGAATCTGTTCGTAATGGTATGACTAATCAAACAAATGCACTTAATAGTACAGCAACTTTAACTACTTCTTGGCAACGCTTTACTTATACAGCAACTATTTCAAGTACTATGTCTTCACTATCAATTCTTCTTCTTCAAACACCAGTTGGCACTGCTGGTGCTAATGACTGGTTTGAAGTTACAGGCTTACAACTAGAACTAGGTTCAACCGCTACCCCTTTTGAGTACAGACATGTTGGTATAGAACTAGAATTGTGTCGAAGGTATTACCACAGACTAAATGGCAATGGTTCTACATCTCTTATCGGCACGGGATATGCGTTTTCTGCAACTGGTATTAATGCTCCTGTTCTTGCAGTAAATTCACTTAGAACTCAAGCTTCATCTATTGATTCTTCAGGTTTTTCTGTTTCAAGATTTGCTTCGGCTGGGACTTTATACAACACAGGAACTACTGTTTTGACTTCTACATTACAAGCAATAGGTATTCCAACAATTACTTACACACATGGGAGTTCAGTATTTACCATTGGTGAGGGAATTGTTCTTTCTCTTTCATCTTCTGGCTATATCGGATTTAGTGCGGAATTGTAGTAGTTTGCAGAATTATAATTAATCTTTAATGATATAATTAATTATTATGGCAACTAAAATTCAAGTAAGAAGAGATACCGCAGCAAACTGGACAAGTGCTAATCCCACTCTTTTTGCAGGTGAAATTGGATTTGAAACAAATACTGGAAAATTTAAAATTGGAAATGGATCAAGTGTTTGGTCTGCTTTAGATTATTTCCTAGATAGTTCAGATTTATCAGCATATTTAACTGCAGCATCTGCCTCAACAACTTACCTAACTCAGGCTTCTGCTTCTACAAACTATCTAACCAGAGCATCTGCCTCAACAACGTACCTAACCCAGGCTTCTGCTTCTACAACGTATCTTCCTCAAGCATCTGCCTCAACAACGTACCTAACCCAGGCATCTGCTTCTACAAACTATCTAACCAGAGCATCTGCCTCAACAACGTACCTAACCCAGGCATCTGCTTCTACAACGTATCTTCCTCAAGCATCTGCCTCAACAACGTACCTAACCCAGGCATCTGCTTCTACAACGTATCTTCCTCAAGCATCTGCCTCAACAACTTACCTAACCCAGGCATCTGCTTCTACAACTTATGCACCACTATATCCATCAACTAATGCTCAAACTGGTACTACTTATACTCTTATTCTTTCTGATGCTGGTAAGTATGTTGAGATGAACAATGCTTCTGCTAATACACTTACCGTTCCACTTAATGCAAGCGTTGCTTTTCCAATTGGTACTGAAATTACTGTTATTCAAACTGGTGCTGGTGCAACAACTATTTCTCCTTCTGCTAGTGTAACAGTTGACTACTATTCTCTTACTGGTGCTACTAGTCGCATAATTAAATCTAGATGGTCTGCTGCAACTTTGATTAAACGTGGGACCAATACTTGGGTATTGATTGGAAACTTACAGTAATGATTCCTGTTGGTGTTATTGCTCAAGGTGGAGCAACTGTTCCTGGTTCTCCTACATCTTTTACCGCAAGTCCTACAAGTAACTCTGTATCTTTAAATTGGGTCGCACCTGGTTTTGATGGAGGCTTACCAATTACGAACTATACAGTTTATAGAGGTTTGTCATCAATTCATACAACTGCAAGTGGATCAGTTACTTCATTTAATGACACAGGATTGGCTAATGCAACTAGTTATTCATATAGAGTTTCGGCAAATAATTCTATTGGATCTAGTATAAGTGCATCAGTTAGTACAACAACCCTTGCAACTGTTCCTACTGCTCCACAAAGCTTTACTGCCACTGCAGCAAGTAGTAACTCCATTAACCTAAGTTGGGCTGCTCCATCTAGCAACGGTGGTGCTGCTATTACCAGTTACACAATTAGTAGAAACGAAACTCCAATTCACACCACTGCAAATGGATCAACTACTTCATTTAGTGATACAGGATTAGCTCCTGCAACTGGATACTCATATAGAGTTCGTGCTAACAACTCTGTTGGTGCTGGTCCTAATACAAACCCTGCAACAAGTGCTACTACTTTTGCTGGTGTCCCAAGTGCTCTAACTTCATATGGAAGTGCTCAAACTGCAAACCTTTCTGGTAACTTTTATTGGGATCCACCTGCGGATAACGGCAGCCCTATTCTTTACTATTTCTTAAATTATGGAACTTCTCCATATTATTCAACTTCTTATTCAGTAGGTGGTTCATGGGGAGATTATGAATTAACAGTTCAAGCAGTAAATGCTGTTGGTGTAGGTCCAGCAGTTACCTGGAGTTTAACACTTGAAAATTATGGACCAGGATACTGGGATTAAATATTACTACTTGCAGACTTTTCATTAATAGTATCTAATTCATTAACAATCTTATAAGCCCATTGAGTAATTGCATATTCATATTTGTGATAATGATGACCACAAAACATTAATTCCCCTGAAACTCCACTAGCAAGTACAAATGCTTGAGCACCACATCTATCACAACGATCTGCAATTTTTAATACTTTTTCTTTTACTTTTGTTTCAGGCATTTGTTACTCCTATGTTATTTATATGTTATAATTGTGATTAAGTCTTATAGGAGATTGTACCATAAAATCGTGAATAATTCAATATCTATGTTTGTTGAAAACTGGCAAATGTTTTTATCACTTACCGCCATTCTAGGCGTTGGATATGCAACCCTAAGAAAATTTGAAAGAATTCTTGGTAAAGATGAAAAGGGTAGAACTATAGCAGATCGCCTTGATCGTGTAGAGCATCAGATATTTCCAAATGGTGGCTCAAGCCTTGCAGATAAAGTAAATGGATTGTCAGAAAATCAAGGTGAAATTAAAGCAGATGTTAAGCAGTTAACTGGAGAAGTAAAAGTAATTCACGATGTTCTAGTAGCATATATTGCAGATAAGAAATAAAATAGTTTGCTATAATAGGAAAGTAAGAAATAAATAGGAGTGCCCAAAATGACCCCAGGGCTTGTAAACTTTGTTTGTCCACAAGGAAGCACGTTTAGAAGAACTTTGACATACACCTTGGATGAAGTTCCAGTAAATTTATCTGGTTATTCCTCAAGACTTCAAGTAAGAGAAGCATATTATTCACAAAATCCATTAGTATCATTAGTATCTGGTAGTGGAATTACATTAGGTGGATCTGCTGGAACAATTGATATATTAATTTCAGCAAGTGCTACATCTCAATTCCCTACTGGAACACATGTATATGACCTAGAAATAGTAAGTCCATCAAATATTGTTGATAGATTAATTGAAGGTACATTTAATGTAACTCCAGAGGTAACTAGATAATGCCTGAAGTTAAAGTAGAGCTTAGTCAAATAAATAATAATGTTTCTATAAATGAAACAAACGTAGATATAAACTTAACAGAACAAATAGTAAACGTAGATTTAGGAACCTCTGGTCCACAAGGTCCAAGAAGTACAGGTCTTTTAAATGGCGTTGGAGTGCCTTCAATAGGTATTGGCATTATTGGAGATTTTTACTTAGATACATCAAACATGAATTTGTATGGTCCAAAAACAAATTCTGGTTGGGGAAGTCCAACAGGTTTAGCTCAAAGTCAAGAGATTAGTTATGTTCATATTCAATCAGTACCATCTTCAGTATGGAACATAACACATGGATTAGGGTTTACCCCTAATATTACAGTAGTTGATACATCAGGAACAGTTGTTGAGGGGTCATATAACTATCCAAATTCAAGTACTGTAGTTTTAACCTTTGTCGGAGCATTTTCGGGAAGGGCTTATTTATCATAATGAAGGAGGTGAAAATATATGTCTAGAAAATTTTTAACAAGTATTGATTTAAATCGTAATGAATTGCAAAATGGTGTTATACATAATTTGGCTACAGATCCAGGTACTGGAGTTGCTGGTCAACTTTATTTTAATACCGTTATTCAGTCGCTAAAAGTCTACAATGGTACAACTAGTCAATGGGAACCCGTTGGCTCTGTTGAACTTATTGGAGATGCAGTAAATGATCTACTTGATAGCGGAACTGGAATATCATTAAACTATGATGATGCTGGTAACTCTCTTACAATTTCAAATACTGGTGTGACTAGTGTTTCTGGAACAGTTAATGAAGTAACCGTTTCAGCATCAGCTGGAGCAGTAACAATTGGTCTCCCAGACTCAATTACAGCAAACGTGACTGGTGCTTTAACTGGTAACGCAAGCACTGCTAATACCTTACAGACAGCAAGATCTATCGGTCTTGGTGGATCTTTAAGTGGTAGTGTTAGTTTTGACGGAAGTCAGAACGTAACAATTACAGCAGATATTGTAGCAGATTCTGTTGCTCTTGGTGCAGATACAACTGGTGACTATGTAGCAGGTGCAAATGCATCTGGTGCAGGTATCAGCGTAACTGGTTCAGGTGGTGAAGGTTCAACTCTAACCATTTCTAACACTGGTGTAACATCCGTTGCTGGAACAGCTAATGAAGTAACCGTTTCAGGATCTGCTGGAGCAGTAACAATTGGTCTTCCAGACTCAATTACAGCAAACGTAACTGGTGCTTTAACTGGTAACGCAAGCACTGCTTCTACCTTACAGACAGAAAGGTCTATAGGTCTTAGTGGTGATCTAAGTGGTAGCGTTAACTTTAACGGAAGTCAGAATGTAACGATTGAAGCAACTATTGCAGCAAACTCTGTTGCTCTTGGTACAGATACAACTGGTGACTATGTATCAGGTGCAAGTGCATCTGGTGCAGGTATCAGTGTAACTGGTTCAGGTGGTGAAGGTTCAAGCCTAGTTATTACTAATACTGGTGTGACATCTATCACAGGAACAGCTAATGAAGTAACTGTTTCAGCATCTGCTGGAGCAATTACAGTTGGTCTTCCAGACGATGTAACAATCGGAGGAAATCTTGGTGTAACTGGTAATCTAACTGTAAGCGGAAGCGTAACAACTTTAAATACAGAAACTTTGCTAGTTGAGGATAATCAAATTACCCTTAATAGCAACGTAACTGGAGTTCCTGCAGCAAATGCAGGTATTGAAGTTGAGCGTGGTGATTCAACCAATGCTTCTTTAATTTGGAATGAATCATCAGATAAGTGGTCAGCTGGATTGCTAGGTAGTGAAACTGCTATCTCTCTTGAAGGTCATACACATGCAACATCTGATATAACTGGATTACAGGAGTATGTTGAAGATACAGTTGGCACAATGCTAACAGACTCTTCAACGATTGATTTCACATATTCAGATAATTCTGGAAGTGCTGGAACATTAACTGCTGGTATCATTACAGCTTCAACAAGCTATTTGACAACTGGTAGTGGTCTTGCTGTTGATATTTCTTCTGTAGAATCAAAGTTAGTAACTGATGGATTCCCAAAGAAATATGCAATTGGCAATACATCACTAACATCAACCGCTGGAGTATGCACATGGACTGTAACACATAACCTTGGAACCAAGGATGTAACAGTTCAAGTATATGAAGTTGCTGCTGATTATGCACAGGTAGAAGTAGATGTACAACATACATCAACATCTGCTATAACTATTAAAATCAATAGTGCAACAACAATTAATGCTGACACTTACCGTGTTGTAGTAATTGGATAAAGTATAATATAATGTGGGGGGCTGGAATAAACCCCAGCCCCTCATATTTAAAAGGAAAAATATGGCAAAGAAATTTTTAACAGGATTAAATTTAGTAGTATTGGATACAGATCCAGCTACTGGCTCTGAAGGCGAGCTATATTTTAATTCTTCAGCATCTGTTGCAAAGATTTACCAAGCAGGAGCTTGGTCAGTCCTTGGTGCAGGTGACGTTAATTCTAAGTCAACTAGTTCTGTTTATTTAGTTAGAAATAATACTGGATCAACAATATTAAAGGGAACTTTGGTTTATGCTTCAGGAGCAGAGCCTAGTGGAAGAATAGACGTAGAGCCTTTTGCAGCAGTTGGTGGAATTAACTCAGAACTAACTGTTATGGGTATGGCTACTGCAAATATTTCTAACGGTGTTAATGGAGAAGTAATAAGTTTTGGAACTTTAACTGGACTAGATACTAGAGGTAACGTTGCTAGTAGTATAGCTGTTGGCGATGAAACATGGGCTGCAGGAGATATTCTTTTTGCTCATCCAACTGTTGCTGGAAAACTTACTAAGGTAAGACCACAGCACGACCTGGCTGTTGCTTTTATTACCGTTCGTCACGCATCCACTGGACAAATTGCAGTAAGAATTTTTCCAGGAAATAATCATTTAGAATGGATGCACGATGTTTCAATTTCTGGATCTGTTCAAAATAATGATTTACTATCATATGATTTTTCAAACGGCGTATGGGTTAATAAAACAGCAGTAGAAGCAGGTCTTGCAACAACTTCTGGTAAATTATCTCAGTTTGCTTCTACCACTTCAGCAGAATTAGCTGGTATTATTTCAAATGAAACTGGAAGTGGTTCTTTGGTATTTAGTGCAAGCCCTACATTTACTACAAGTATTATCGGCGGTTCTACATTTTCAGCATTTAATACAACAAATAACTTAACTATTGGTAAGTCTACTGGATATACAAATATAACTGCTACTAATAACATCCTTTCTGGTGGAACAATTCAAAGTGCTGGTTCAGATATTACAATAACAGATAACTATTCTGTTAGAGATGTATATGCACCAACTGGCAATTCCAGTCAAATTATTAATATTGGAACAGGAAATACTAGTGAAATTCCAGAAGCAGAAGCATTTATAAATGTTAATATTGGAACTGGAACTGGACTTTCTAGAACTATTATAATTGGTAGTACTGGATCTTTTACTCAAATTAATGGATTTCTAACTCTTCCAGGATCAATTAGTACTGGCGATATTACTGCTACATCACTGTATCTTAATGGAAACTTAACGGTTAATGGTACAACTACTACTATTGATTCTGCAACACTAACTGTTAATGACAAAAACATTGAATTAGGTTCCGTCTTATCAGATTCAAGATTTGGAATAATTTCCTCTACTGCCACAACAACAACAATGACTGGAACAAATACTGCTGGAATAATTCCAGGAATGGTAATAACTAAAATTTCTGGATCTGGAGCATTTGGCGGAGTAACTACGGTTACATCTGTTGATAGTGCAACACAATTTACATTTACATCAGCATCTGCAAATACCGCAGGACAATTAACATTTAACGTAATTGGTCCTTCAAATACCAGTGCAAATGGCGGTGGTATAACCCTTAAAGGGACTACAGATAAAACATTTAACTGGCTTAATGCCACATCCGCTTGGACTTCATCAGAACATATTAGTCTTGCATCAGGTAAAAATTTATTATTAAATGGTACACTTGGCACAGCAGGTCAAGTTCTTAGAGTTAATTCTGGTGGTACTGCCCTAGAATGGGGAACAGTTTCGGGTGGCGGATCATCATTTACCAGTTCTGCAGAATTAGCAGCACTAATAAATGATGAGACTGGATTCTCTTCTAGTGCTAAAGCAGTATTTAGCATTTCCCCTGAAATTACTACAAGCATAACAACACTATCTTCATCTTTTAATTTAATTAATACAGGAGCAACAACACTAAATATTGGTGGTGCAGCAACTACCTTGTCTATGGGTGCAGCAACTGGAACTACAACAATCAATAACAATTTAGCTCTTTCTGGAGCAGTAAGCATTGCAGCATCTAAAAATATTGCAGTAGCTTCTTTTTATAATGGTACATTTGGAGTAGGAAGAGTAGTTATGACAGGAACAGGATCAAACCCAACAACTAGACCAGATGGAACCAGCCTAGTTGCTGGCGATATCTGGATTGCATATTAGGAGAAATAAGTGTTACAAATATTTTATTGCAAAACTTGTTACAATCCCCACACAGAATATCTTTGCCATTCATATAGTGGATTATGTTGTACTAATTGTTGTCCTTGTGTTGATAAAATTAATGGAGATGGTCCTATGATAATTAACGATAGTGGTGATATTTGGAATGTAACACACGAAATTGCATCAAATATTTTTACCCCTGTTGAGATTCCAGATCCATTAGATGAAGTTGTTTTAGAAGATATTCTTAATGATCCAAATTCTCCAAATTATATTGGAGATGATTTGTAATGGCAGTATTAACTCTTGCTTCCTCATCTTCTCCATTTCCAGCTAATTTTCGTACAGCCAATCAAGCCCCATATGCAATAGGTACAAGAATTACTGTTGGTAGTGACATTAGTATGTCTGGTGGATATGAAGGTGTGATATTTACATCATTAACACTTAACTGCTCTGGCAATACCGCCACATCAAGTCTTTATGGAAACATATGGAATAACGATGGAAACTCAATAGCCGTAACGGGGGCAGTTTCTGCACCAAGTGATACTGTTTCCCCTTTTACTGCAAGAATATTTAATATCAGCGATGTATATGTTGGTAGTGGTAATCAAGTATTTGTTGGTTATTCAAGATTTGCATCGTCCCCAACTGCTTGGCAAGTTATCGAGGGAGACTTTAGTACAAGAGTTTCAAATTATGAAGGTACTGGCGATGCTGGTCCCCTACTTCTGTCTGGTACTCAAACCACTAACAGGAGAATGGTTGGAACAGCAACATATGATTTGTATGATGCTGGAACTATATCTCGTTCTGTTACTACAGTAGCAACCAATCAGCCTAGAGTAACTTTGGGTGGAATTAATGGAACCCTTGCTAAAAATATGTCTATTAACTGGGGAGATGGCTCTGCTAACCAAGTTATAAACAATATGGCAGCTGGTAGAAATTTTAACACAAGTCCTCAAACAGTAACAAAAACTGCAGCATATGCTAATCCAGGAGCATACACAATAACAGTAACAATATCTTATTCTATAACTTCTGTAGGTATTCCAGATATTGTTTTTACAAATACTTATGCTACACTTCCAGGTGCTCCAACATCCCTTAGTGCTACTGCTGCAAGCAGTTCACAAATTAACTTATCTTGGACTGCTCCAGCTTATGTTGGTACAAATGGAACTGTAAGTTATCAGTTGTATCGTACCCCATCAGGTGGAAGTCCAACTTTAGTTTATAATTCAACTGGAACTTCATTTAATGATACTGGATTATCTGCTAATACTTCTTATTCTTATACTGTTTATGCAACAAATAATACGGGTCAAGGTGGCGTATCAAATACCGCTTCTGCAACAACATTATCTACTATTCCAGGAACACCAACATCTTTTTCAGCAACTGCAGTAAGTGAATCACAAGTAGATTTATCCTGGTCTGCTCCTTCAAGTGATGGTGGTTCAGCAATTACTGGATATCAGATATATCGTGATGCAACATTAATTTCAAGCCCAACTGGAACGTCTTATAGTAATACAGGGCTATCACCTGAAACATCATATACTTATACTGTTTATGCGGTAAATGCAAATGGTTCTAGTATCTCACCAGCAACTGCAAGTGCTACAACACAAGTAGGTGGAAAAACAATTATTTTTAATGGTTCTGTTAATGTTGCAGTATATCCAAAAATTTGGAATGGATCAAGTTGGGTTACTAGTTCAACAAAATCTTGGAATGGATCCGCTTGGGTAAATCCTGTATTTACTCCTACTGCTCCGCAGTCATTTACTGCTACCGCAGCAAGTTCTACGCAAATTAACTTAAGTTGGGCATTACCTTCAAGTATTGGTGGAGGAAATATTACAAGTTATACATTAAAACGTGGTGCTACAACGATCTACACAGGACCTAATACATCTTTTAATGATACTGGATTGTCTTTTGCTACAAATTATTCGTATACTGTCTTAGCAACTAACTCAATTGGTAATGGACCTACTGCCTCAGTAAGCAGAACAACTCTTGCAAATGTGCCTTCTGCACCACAGTCATTTACTGCAACTGCAACCAGCTCCAGTGCTATTACTCTAAGTTGGAGTGCACCATCTAGCAATGGTGGTGCTTCAATTAGCAGTTACACAGTTAGAAGAAATGGATCAATAATTTACACTACTTATCCTCCCAATACTTCATTTAGCGATAGTGGATTGGCTGGTTCTACAACCTATTCATATACAGTTGCTGCTAATAACTCTGCTGGTGAGGGTCCAACTGCATCTGCAAGTGCAACAACTCCTTCTTCTGCCTCTGTTCCAGACGCTCCAACTATTAGTTCTTCTGGCGGAGGTCAAGAAGCCGTTTATGATGAATATGGCGAGTTTATTGTAGGATACATTACAAGACATTATATATCTTCTCCATATACTAATAATAATGGAAGTCCAATTACAAGCAGTACATTAGTAAAAACCGATGGTCCATACGTTTCTACTTCTACACAATCCTATCCTAATGGTGAAAGTTGGGAAGTTACTATGCCTGTAGATTTTGAAAATAATGATACTTCCTTTTTTAATGTCTACCATACAAACGCTATTGGAAATTCAGCTTATAGCAACACTATCGGTCTTTCAACATAAGGATGATTAAACAATGACAAGTAGAACAGATTACTCTATTCAAGACTAATTTGACTATTTTATAATGTTTATTTACTGTAATAAATACCAGATATAAATAGAACTATAAAATCAAACATGGTATAATAATTTAAGGTGATTAACTATGGCATTTCCAGGAACATATAACTTTAACTATTATGCTGGTGATACCTTTGAGTTTTTTGTATACCCCAAAAATTCTACTGGTGGAGTATTTGATGATCTTTCTAGTTATACCGCACTTTTCTTAGTTTCTACAGTTAGAGGTGGATCAGCATCTGCAGCTGCTATAAACTCTGTTACTGCCTCAACAGATGCTTCAGCAATAGTACAAAATGGAGAACGTGTTTCCTGTACTATAAAACCATCTGGAGGCAGAAAGTTAACAGCTCCATCATACATATATGATCTTCAGATTCAAAACACAAGTGCGTCTTCATCCTCTTTTGGAAAAGTATTCACACTTTTAACTGGAACAATAAATGTTACACAAGATGTGGCGGTAACTTAGTATGGCAATAGATACTATTATATCTAATGATGAATTAGTTGTAGTTGGACCACCTGCTTCAGTATCTGTAAGTGTTGATATTGGTCCAGAAGGAGAAAGAGGATCTCAGTTCTTTTTTGGACTAGGACCTCCAACTGCACCTGAAAACGTTTCTATTTTAACAAGTGCAAAAGTAAAAGATTTATATATAAATCAAAAACTTGACGGTGGAAAGTATGGAGTTGTTTATATTTATAATGCAGTTCCTGGAGGTGCTATTTGGGAAGAAGTTTTAAAGTTTCAGCCATTATCCTATAGCATTCAAAAATTAGTTAATTTTACATCTGGAACTGGATCTATTTCAATACCATTAACAGACTTTTATTCTAATCCTCCAGAAAATTTAAATCCAGACACAATCCTTGTTCAAGCAATATCAGAATTAAATAATCCAGCTTTTATATCTATTTCAAATAAAAATATTCAAACAGTATCTACTGTTAAAACTTTTATTGCAGAATTAAAGGGTGCACAATTTTCTTCAGGATCTATGTCTCTAATTTCATCATCTGCAGTACCTATTAATTTTTACATAACTGCTGGAGTAGGTGCATAAAATGGCAGAGTTAATTAGTACAACTAAAGGAATTGATGATAAATCCTTTGATACATATGTTCCAGAATTGTCGGATAATGCAAATATTCAAAACGCATTTGAATTGTTTTACTATGGAGATTCTACAGTTGGAAATACAACAAACCCAAAAAGTATTCATGAACATTTATTAGGTTTTGATACTAGAATTACATCAACTGATGCAGCAATAACAGGTCACGCTCCTGCAACTTTTAACGTCCATGGAATTACTGGAAGTTTTGTTGGTACAACAGATACGCAGACACTAAGCAATAAAACTTTATCAAGTCCAATTATTACTGGTACTATTAGTGGAACTGGTGTTGTTACTTCTACCAACATTGTTGATGGAACTGTTACTGGAACTGACATTGCAAATGGAACTATTACTTCAAATAACATTGCTGATGCAACCATTATGAATGCAGACATTAGTGCTTCTGCAGCTATTGCTGACACTAAGCTTGCAATTATTTCTACTGCTGGAAAAGTTGCTAACAGTGCTACTACTGCAACTAATCTAAATACTGCTTCAGCAATCGTTGCTAGAGATGCATCAGGAAACTTTACTGCTGGAACTATTACTGCCACCTTAAATGGTAACTTAACTGGTGCTGTTGTAACTAGTACAAACATTGTTGATGGAACCATTATGAATGCAGACATTAGTGCTTCTGCAGCTATTGTTGCCACTAAATTAACTGGTACTACTGCTGATTTTAATACTGCACTTTCTGATGGAGATTTTGCTACTATTGCTGGTACTCAAACACTTCTTAACAAGACTTTAACTTCAGCATCAATTTCTTCACCAATAATTAATTCTGGTGCTGCTTTAACCGTAACATCTACAGACCTTAACACAGTTACCTTAAAACCAACTTTAAGCTATCAGGGTACAATCGCAAATAGAAACATTTTTGTTCAGACAACACAACCTACTGCAATCAACATTGGCGATATCTGGATAGATTTCTAGGAGTCTAGATGCCAACATATATTCTAGGTGAAGCTGGTGGTGGTTATTTTAATAACCGTGGACTAAACAATCCCCCCTATAGTTTTGGTACGAAGATTACTGTTCCTAACGGTCAATGCTGGTTAGTAAGAGATGTTACTATTCAGATGGCAGGTAACGGTTCATCTGAAACTGTTTACGGTCATATTTGGGATAAAAATGGTTCAGATTATTGGCAAGGTTCTGGAGTTCTTATTGCTTCAGACACTTCAGCCCCATTTGGTGAAAAGAACTTAGGAGATCCAGGATCAACTAGACTACTTAATAATGTAAACGGTACTAATGATTTCTGGTATGTTGGATTTAGTAAATCTGCTGCAGACAGCATCAACTGGGATGTTGAAGGTGCAAGTGGTACGACTAACGGTACTGCAACTGGTGATGCAGCTAATGGAAATCTAAATGACTTTTCTCCAACTGCTGCTCTTGCTCGCAACATTGTTGGAACATTTGTATACACACTAGTAACTGTTCCTGATGCTCCATCACTTAGTGCTAGTGGTGGTAATGGTCAAGTATCTTTATCTTGGACTTTACCTGATGATGGTGGAGTTGCAATATCTGGATACACGCTAAAGCGTGGTGCAACAACTATTTACTCTGGCACTAATAGATCATTTGTTGATACTGGTCGTGCTGATGGTACTACCTATTCCTATACAGTTACTGCTACAAATGGTGTTGGAACTAGTGCAGCAGATTCTGCATCTGCAACTACATATGATGTTCCAGGAACACCAGTTCCTACTGCTACTGCTGGTATTCGTCAAGTTACCGTTACTTTTCCAGCAGTAAGTAATGGTGGTTTAGCAACTGTTAACTATCAATACTCATTAGATAATGTTAACTGGTCTAGTAATATTACCAGTGGTCATGTTATTACAGGACTAGCCAATAACACTTCCTATACGGTTCGTGTTCGTGCTAGTAATGCTGTAGGTACTTCTGCTACTGGAACTGCTGCTGCCGTAACAACTCCAAGCTTACCAACTAATCCCACTTCTTTAAATGCAAATACTAGCACTTTTGGTGTCATTGGATTGTCTTGGGTTGCTAGTAATGGTGACGGATATCCAGTTACATACACTATTAGACGTGATGGAAATACATTAGGTACAACCTCTAATACTACATTTAACGACAATACCGTTGCTCCTTCTGTTGCATATACATACACAGTTACTGCTAGTACTGATGTTGGCTCTAGTGGTGCTGCTTCAGTAAATACATCAAGTATTGGTGGAATTGTAAGAATATCTACTAATGGATCTACTTTTACAGCTGCTGGTTTAGCTTATGTTTGTACCAACACAGCAGGAGCTCAAGTATGGACACCTGCTCAAGTCCGTATTTGGAATGGAACAGAATGGAAGTATGGAATTTAAAGTATTGACAATGATATACTTTTAAGATACAATATTACTAAGTACTATAGACAGGAGAATTAACATGGTACTAAAATTAACAAAGTCACAAAAAGAAATGTTGCAATCCTATGGTCGCTCATTTTTAGGTGCAGCACTTGCACTATATCTTGCAGGTAATACAGATCTATATACATATCTATATGCTCTAGTAGCTGCATTTGCTCCAGTTGCAATTCGTTATTTTAATAAGAATGATATTGCTTTTGGAAAAATTTCTGGAAACTCAACCTCAGAAGAAGTTGCTACAGAAGTTGTTAAAGCAGTTAAAAAAGCTGCTGTAAAGAAAACAGAAAGTAAGTAACAAGACCTATGCCAACTCCGACAATTGCTTTTTTAACCTATGACTGGTCATTTGGCGTAAAGCCATTACAACCAAATGGATGTGGTTGGTATAGAGCATATCTTCCAATGAAGCAATTGAAGGAGCATGGCTGGGAAAGTGGAATAGGACTTCCAGGGTTTAGTGAAGAACATGGTTTTGGTATTTTAATTCCAGATGAAAGAGCAATACATGGATGGGACATAGTTGTTTTAAAATTGGTAATGCTTAAAAGATTTGTTGACCATGTTAGAATAGCAAAAGAGTTGGGTCAAAAAATAGTTGTAGATATTGATGATCACATGGAAGGTCTTGAAGAAACTAATCTTGCTTATAAAACAACTCATCCAGATTCAAATCCAGATAATAATAGAGATCACTATATTGCAATTATTGAACAAGCAGATGCTTTGATAACTTCTACCCCATTTTTAAGAGACTTCTATCAAAAAAAATATCCAGATAAACCAGTATTTATGGTAAGAAATGGTATTGATGTTGAAAGATGGGGAATAAAGAGAAATGATTATGCTGGTCTTCTTCCAAAGTTTGGCTGGGTTGGTGCTACTCCTTGGAGATCTGGAGACCTAGAGACATTAAAGCCATTCTTTGGAGATTTTTTAAAGAAAAAACATTTAAAGTTTCATCATGCTGGAAATATTATTAACGCTCCACAAGCATCAGATCAACTAGGTCTTGATAAAAAATATTGCTCATTTGAGCCAATGAAGACAATGATGAATGTTCCACAACTATATAGAAAAATGGATGTTGGAATTGTTCCATTAAGAGATGTTGAATTTAATCATGCAAAGTCATATTTGAAAGGATTAGAAAATGCAGCAGCAGGAATTCCTTTTATTGCACAAGCCTTGCCAGAATATCAACTCCTTGCTGATTCTGGAGTTGGAAGAGCTGCCACTACTCCTGATGAATGGATTGGTCACATGGAAGAATTATTAAATCCAAAAGTAAGACTTGAAGAAAGAGATAAAAACTTTGAAATACTATCTGAAAACTTTTCAATGAAACAAAGAGGATATGATTGGGACGAAGTTTGTAGAAAAATTCTTGCGTTATAATATATGTATGGCTAACATATATATAAAAAGTGATGAATATTCAGAACCAGTTAAAAAGTTTTTAAAAAAATATATTAGGCAACATACTCCACATAATCTATCGGTTCATGAAAAAAATGCTGACTTGTGCATAAGTCTTTTTACTCCAGAATATCCAGCAGAAGGAAGATTCTTTTCATATCTTTATAACAACGACCAAAGCATGGAAGAGCTAGCAAATAGAATTAATTATCAATGCTCAAAAGCTGATATTAAAACTAACCCAATTTCTAAAAGGTCTATACCAAGAGAAGAATATGATCTAGAATTTAAATGCCCTACGCTTTGTATAAGTTTAACTAATAGTTCAATAGAAATAGATGAAGAAGTTTATGCATTAGCAATTGGTCAAGGAATTGTTTCATATTTTAATCCTGGAACTGTTTTTGATACATTCTCAGTAAAAGAAAAGATTAAAAAACCAGGTGATAAAAGTTTTGTTAATAGAAAATATATTCAAGAACCAACAAGCAATGCAAAACTTTTGTTTAAGAAGTAGCTAAAGAAATATATCCTTTAATTTTTTCCATTAAATTAATTCCTGGATAAAAAGATGCTTGGCAAGATAAACAGTAAAAATAAACTTTATCACTACTATCTATTCTACTAATTACGGTGTCTGGAAATTCTTCATTTTCGTTAAATGGACAAAGAATTTGTAATGCTTTTTTATCTTTAACCAAATTATTATAAAAATTTATTTCTTGTATTGTTAAATCCATTTGCTTCTCCTTGAATACTCGTGTAGAATATAACTATTCCCATTTTATCAGAAGGACGTGTTACATAATGTCATTTATTGACTCCAACGGATCTATAACAGATCCATACCGCAATTTTATTCATATCTCAAGGTATGCTCGATGGATTGAAAGCGAAAACCGTAGAGAAACGTGGGAGGAAACAGTTGACAGATATTGTAACTTCATGCGAGACCATCTTGTGCTTAATTATGGATATAGTCCAAATGCAAAAGTTTTTAATGAAGTTAGAAAAGCAATCTTGCATCATCACATAATGCCATCTATGAGGGCACTGATGACCGCTGGACCTGCTTTAGAAAGAGACCATATTGCAGCCTACAATTGCTCGTTTATCGCTGTAGACAATCCTAGAGCCTTTGATGAGGCTATGTATATCCTTATGAACGGAACTGGGGTTGGATTTAGTGTTGAACAAAAATATATTAATCAACTACCAGTTATTTCAGAGTCATTCTTTAAAACAGATACAACAATAGTTGTTGATGATTCAAAGCTTGGTTGGGCAAAAGCTTATAAAGAACTTATTGCACTTCTTTTTCAAGGTCAGATTCCAAATTGGGATGTTTCAAAGGTTCGTCCTGCTGGAGCAAGACTAAAGGTATTTGGTGGTAGAGCATCTGGTCCAGCTCCTTTAGTAGATCTATTCAATTTTACAATTGAAACATTTAAAGTTGCTTCAGGAAGACGACTAAAATCAATTGAAGCACATGACTTAATGTGTAAGATTGGAGAAGTTGTTGTTGTTGGAGGAGTTCGTAGAAGTGCTTTAATTTCACTTTCTAATTTAGATGATTTTGAAATGGCAAAAGCAAAGAGCGGTCAATGGTGGGAAGGAAATGGTCAGAGAGCATTAGCAAATAATTCTGCTGTGTATAATTCAAAGCCAAACACTGCACAGTTCCTTCGTGAGTGGAGAAACTTGTATGAGTCAAAATCTGGCGAACGTGGAATTTACAACATTGATTCTGTTCGTAAGCATATTGACAAATTTGGTCGTAGAGACTCAAGTCTTGTTGGTGGTACAAATCCTTGTGGAGAAATTCTTCTTCGTCCAAATGAATTTTGTAATTTAACTGAGGTTGTAATTGATGCAACTGATACTAAAGAGACGCTGCTTGAAAAGGTAAGGTTAGCTACTATTCTTGGAACATGGCAGTCAACTTTAACTAACTTTAAATATATCAGAAAGACCTGGAGAGATAACTGTGAAGAAGAAAGACTTCTTGGCGTATCTTTAACAGGTATCTATGGAAATAAAATTACTGCTACAAATGGTAAAGCTTTAGAATCGCTGCTTGATGAAATGAGAGATCTATCTGTTTCAGTAAATGATAAAGAGGCTAAGTCTTTAAAGATTAACCCTTCAGTATCCATTACTTGTGTAAAGCCTTCAGGAACTGTCTCACAGCTTACAGGAGTATCTTCTGGCATTCATCCATGGTATTCAGAATATTATGTAAGAAGTGTTAGAGCAGACAATAAAGATCCTTTAACTCAATTCTTAAAAGATTCTGGAATTCCTTTTGAACCAGATGTGATGAAACCAGAAGTTACAACTGTATTTTACTTCCCAATTAAAGCTCCAAAGAATGCAGTTCTGACAAAAGACTTAACTGCAATTGATCATCTTGAAATGTGGAAGACTTATAGAACTCATTGGACAGAACATAATCCAAGCGTTACTATAAATGTTGAAGAAGATGAATGGATGCGTGTCGGTGCTTGGGTGTTTGATAATTTTGATTCAATTGGCGGAGTGTCATTTCTTCCATCAGTAGAGCACTCTTATAAGCAAGCTCCTTATCAAGAAATTTCTAAAGAAGAATATGAATCTTGGCTAAGCAAAATGCCCGATTCAATTCGCTGGGATATGCTTTCATTATATGAAACAACAGATGGAACAACTGGAAGCCAAGAACTTTCTTGTGTTGCTGGTGCATGTGAAATTGTAGACATTACAAAGTAGCCTCTATGATAAAATAGGGTAGAGGTAATCTATGTCCTATACACGTTCAAGTCTTTATGCTTCAAGAGTCTACGCAGAGCATCCAGTAGCTTTATGGGCTATGGATGAGCCAAACTATTTTATTTCTTTAATTTCAGAAGCAGAAAAAGAAATAACTACTTCTTCCTGGGACTTTGATAATGCTATTAGTTCTTCTGCTGCATTTACATTGTCTGGATATCCATTTGAAGATTTAAATGTAAATAAAATATATCTTGCTACAGCTTCAGCAGCAACAATAGAGTTTACAGTATCTTTATCCTCTTCATTATCCTATACAGAGTTTGACCCAAATAAGGGAAGCGTTTGTATTTCTAATTATATATATATACCTGAACAAACTTCTATTTTATATACAGATATCGGATTTGTGGTAGATGGAGAAGAACGGTATACAAGATATTCATTTTTAAAAACAAATAACTGGGAAAAAATTTCTTACACAGAACCAGTGTCAGGAGAAAGCTTTTCTCCTTTTATAAGAGTTGTATTTGATCCAGATGTTGATGCTAATGAAGAAGAGTCATCTGTTTATTTTAATGGAGTATCTATTGCACAATGGTCTGAGCCTTATAATTCAATAAGTACTGGAATCTCTAGTGCTTCCCTAATTAATTTACCAAGTAACATAAGTTCACTAATAGATTTTCCTGAATTAATAAAATGTACAATACTAGACCCCTATGGTTTAAATGATAGTTCAGACAATGGATACGTTACATGCTTGAATAATTCTCTTTCTGCAAAACTTTCTGGAATCCCAATGGTTTACGGATCCTCTGGAAATATACAAATAAATAAAGATGGAATAGTTTTAACAGAACTAATTGACGGTTCTTCTTCAGAGCCTTTAACTATTGATGGAGGATCTTCTTCTTCAGCATATCTAGAGTATATTGATGGAGGTGGAGCTTTTCAATTTTTATATTTGACAGAAGATCAATATTTTAATTTCCCAGCACTAATATTTCCTGGAAAAGGATTTTTAAATCAGTACGGCTATAATAAGACACTCACAGCAGAATTTTGGTTAAGAATAAGTCCTGAAGCAACTACAAGAAAAAGAATTTTTGGACCACTTTCATCAAATGATGGTATATACGTTGATAGAGATTTTATAACTGTAAATGTTGGAAAATATACTAAATCATACTTTATTGGAAAATGGTATAGACCAATGCTAATAAACTTCTGTCAAAGTCCAAATGAAATTTTTTTAATGATAAATGGAGAAAAAGTTATATCAATTACAATTGATTCATTAGATATTTCAACTTTTCCAACAGAAGATGAAGACTACTTAGGATTTTATACAAATGAATTTATATATATATTTGAAATAGATTCGTTTTCAATATTTCCATATGTTGTTGCAGAGCAAGTTGCAAAAAAGAGATATGTGTTTGGGCAAGGAGTTGAAGAACAAGAAAACATTATTGCAGCAAAAAATGGAACACTTTCTTATGTAGATTTCCCATTTTCTGGATATGGTTCTACAATTAGATACCCAGATAGAAGCAAGTGGAATGATGGATTTTACAATAACATTCTGGCTAGTGATAAAGAAATTACGTTGCCAGAATATAAATTACCAGAAATTATATTTAACAATGTTTCAACATTGACAGGTAATCAAAAATCTTTAATTACCTCAGGATTTTATGAAGAAAATTATGCAATTCAAAATGAAGAATATCCATACATTTCTATGGACCCAAATAATTCTTATATAGCAAACGAATCTTATGGAACAATTTATTTTTCAAAACTAAATCAAACAAATTATCAAACAAGATCTATACATTCAATAATGAAGTCTTCCAACAACGTTTCAACAAGACAGTCTTTAATTTATATTTCAAACAGTTTTAATGAAAACATTTTTGAAGTAGCTATAAACTCTGGAAGTATCCAGTATATATATAATGAAACTATTTTAAATTCATCCCCTATTAGTGCAAGTTCTTACTTTGCAGTTGGTATTGATTTTAACAAAATTGAGCAAACTTACTACTCAACTGTTGGATCTTTCTTTTCAAGACCAGAAACTCTTTCTTTAAATTTTGCAGGTAATCAAGAAGAAACTTTTTTTGGAAAAATATTTTCTTTAACAATAAATAATGATTTCTTTACCGATAAAGACGGATATAAAATATTTAACTCTTCTGGAATAGCAATTAAAAACTTTAACGAAGAATTGTATGATTATATTGGATCTTACACATTGTTGCCAAAAACAACAAACACTTCAATAGTTTTAGATGTGGGAGTTGCAGGATATTGGGAAAATTCAATACCCCTTTCGTATTTTGGAAAATATATAACTCAAGCTAATGGTGAATTAAAATACGACCTAGATTTGATACAGTTTAACATTGATACACCAAGTTCAATTTTTTCAAATTACAACATAACGTCTTCAAATTATGAGGATTCTTTATCAACAAAAGTTTATGTAACATTACAAAATATTACTGAGATTGGGCAAGTAGTTTATACTCAATTTACAAATATAGAAAATATTGGAATGAATAAAATTTTAGATTTAGGAGAAATTACTTCTTCAGAAGATACAAAGTATAGAATTAATGATAAAACTATTATCTACCCTCCAAAAGATATGTCTGGTTTTACTAATTACTACATAACTGTTCATGTCGAAATTTTTTCTAGAGGAGTAAATACAGAGAATGTAAAAATTAAAAATATGGGATTTGCTTCACTGTCTTTTGATGAAGGTCAGTTCTATTCAATTAATACACCTGCTACAGGAAAGTTTTATCCAATAGTTAAGAATCAAGATCAATATTTATATAAAAGAAAAACTCCATTAATTATTGATACTGAATCTTCTCCATATTTATATTTGACTGGAGATTCTGGAATAGAAGTTTTACCAGATGTAGATGAAAATTTGGTAAAAGGACTTGCTATTCCAATAAATGAAACTTTAAAAAAAGATCAAGAAGTTGTTGGATTACAGATGTTTTTAATGTACAATGAATCTAACTTTTTTACTGAAACAAAAAAGATTGGTAAGATATTCAGTTCTGACGATTCTTATGACATAGTACTACAGCCTGAAGCTGATGGAAAAAGAGCTTTCTTTAAAATTTTTGATTCCAAAAAAGGTACAGAGTTTACTAACGCTAAATTCTTTTTAAATGGAAAAATTGTTAATAATGTAGTAATTGAACCACTTTATTGGAACTATATTGCTATATCTTTACAAGAAAACTCAATACCTTTGAATGGAATTATGGGTGAAATTGAAATATACTCTGGAGTTAAAATAGATAATGTTGCAAGTTTTATTGAGCTAAATCCTATCAAGCAAGACTTAATTGTTTTTGATGAATGGAATGTTGTTGATGACCAAAACTGGAGTTACTGGTCTTCATCTGCAACATGGACGCAAGTTTTAGATGCACAGTCTTTAGAGGTTACTGTACTTTCTTTAGATGGACAAGAAGTATTCAATACTTATCTAGGTCTTTCATCAGGAATTGCTAACGACAACAGTATATTAAATGTCACCCAAGATTCAATTGTAATAATAAATGACATAACTTGGGATGAATATTTGGTTTAAAGAGCAATTTATGGTACAATGTTGTCATGGATTATTTAGAAGGATTACAAAAATTACCAAACAAGCCAAAAATAAGAGTTGTAGAAAACGATGCTGAATACGGTATATATGTTTGGAAAACAGAAACAGGAAAAATATTTGGAGATGGTAATGGAAGTTTTATGAACATTCCAGCCAGAAAATATGACATAGCTGCTATTAATAGAATTACACAGGCTGCAGCATACTATGGTGCTGGTCCAGGGGAAGCAAAGTTTATGGCAGGTGTAACAAGAATTACCGATGAAGAGCACTCTGTTCAAATTGACAGAATGAAGCAAGGATACATCCCAAGTGAATTTGACACTGGTGCTTTCCAAGATGCAGCAAAGGGGTTGAAAAAACATGGAGATGAGTAATGAAGTAATTGCTAGAATTGATAATCTAGATAGAAATAAACCATCTGCAAATAAAACAGATGACTTTATGACCGAAGCAGACCTTGTAAAAAATTTTGATGGGATAGATGCAAACTTTAAACGCAGAATTACAAGAATGAATAAAGCTTATACTGGTCAAGATGGTGCAAAGTCTAAGCAGTTGTTTCCAGAACAAGATATCACTACAGCCTATGGTCTTTTTGACGTTGTTCTACCACCTTACAATCTTGATGAACTAGCATTCTTTTTTGATAATTCATTTGCAAACCATGCTGCAATTAATGCAAAGGTTGCAAATACAGTTGGTCTTGGATATGGATTTATAATGTCCGATATTGTTAAAGCAAGAATAGAAGAAATTGATGATCCAAATCAAAGAGTTAGAGCACAAAGAAAAGTTGAAAGAGCAAAGTCTGAACTTGCAAATTGGCTTGAAGAATTAAACGATGAAGATACTTTTACCCATGTCCTTGAAAAAGCAATGACAGACTATGAAGCAACTGGAAATGGATACATTGAAATTGGAAGAAAGAATACTGGAGAGATTGGATATATTGGTCACATCCCTGCAACAACAGTTCGTGTAAGACGTATGCGTGATGGCTATGTCCAGATTGTAAATCAAAGAGTTGTTTTTTTTAAAAACTTTCAAGATAAAAAAACAGTAAATCCAGTTACAACAGATCAAAGACCAAACGAACTTATTCATATTAAAAAATATAGTCCAAAAAATACTTATTATGGTGTTCCAGATGTTGTATCTGCTGCAACTTCAGTAGTTGGAGATCATCTTGCTGCAAGATACAATATTGACTATTTTGAAAATAAGGCAGTCCCAAGATATATTGTTACACTTAAGGGTGCAAAGCTAAGCTCAGAAGCAGAAGACAAGTTGTTTAGATTTTTGCAGTCTGGGCTTCGTGGACAGAACCATAGAACTCTTTACATCCCACTTCCTGGAGACGGTCCAGATAATAAAGTTGAATTTAAAATGGAACCAGTTGAAAATGGAATTCAAGAAGGATCATTTGATAAGTACAGAACTTCAAATGTTCACGACATTCTTATGGCACATCAAGTTCCAATTTCTAAAGTTGGTTCAGATCCTGGTAGTTCAATTGCATCAGCACTTGTATCTGACAGAACATTTAAAGAACAGGTAGCTAGACCAGCTCAAAAGAATTTAGAAAAAACAATAAATAAACTTGTTAAAGAAAAAACAGACATCCTTTTATTAAAGTTTAATGAATTAACTTTGACTGATGAAAATACTCAAAGTCAAATTGATGAAAGATATCTAAGAGCACAAGTTGTTGTTCCAAATGATATTAGACCTAGACTTGGACTCCCAGTGGTTCCGCAAGGAGACACTCCAGTAGTTATGACCCCTCAACAACGTGCAGAGCAAAATGCTCAAATGTCTGGAACAAGAGAAAGAGATCAGCAAAGAACGGCACAAGCGTCTGATTCTACTGCAACCACAACAGGAAGAAATCCTGGTGGCGAAGGAAGATCAGTACTATAATATAACAATATTATAAATATATAAAAAAATACATATATAATAGGATTAACATGACTAATTTAAGCAAGGCTTATTGGACTTCAGATAACGATGATATAAAGTTATCTATGCCAATTGCTAAAGTGGATGTAGAGCGTAGAATCGTTTCTGGATTTGCCACGCTTGATAACATTGACAAACAAGCAGATATTGTTCCTACTGATGTTAGTATAAAAGCCTTTGAAATGTTCCGTGGTAATTTAAGAGAAATGCACCAAGCTATTGCAGTTGGAAAAGTTGTCAATTTTAGACAAGAAAAGTTTTTTGATAAATCTACAGATAAACTTTATAATGGTGTTTATGTAGATGCTTACATTTCTAAAGGTGCTCAAGATACTTGGGAAAAGGTACTTGATGGCACTCTTTCAGGTTTTTCAATTGGCGGAATAATTAAAGATTCAGAAAATGCCTACGATGAAAATATTGCTAAGACAATTAGAGTAGTTAAAGACTATGAACTTAATGAGCTGTCTTTGGTAGACAATCCAGCAAATCAATTTGCAAATGTCGTGTCAATTCAGAAAATTAACAAAGATGCACAAATAGATGGTATAATTGCAAAAGCAGACCTTGAAAATGTCTACTGGTGTGAGAATGATGGTATAGTCAGACTTTCAGAAGTTGATGATTCAAGTTGCCCATCATGTGAAGTCAGTATGAAAAATATTGGTTTTGTTGAGACAAAGGATACAGAAAAAGCTATGACAGTTAAATCAATTTTAAACAAGTTTATTGGTTCTACAGACCTTTCTAAATCTGAAGATGTTTCCAAAACCCCAGAAACTTCAGGCGAAACGCTTGAAACAGCGATTGACAATAATGAGTCAATTGTTAAAAACAATATAGAGGAGGAGAACAACGTGTCAGAAGATAATACAGTAGTAGAAGAGACCGTTGAAGAAGTTGCAACTGAAGAAGTTGTTGCTGAAGCTCCTGCCGAAGAAACCGTAGAAAAGTCAGTTGACGCAGTTGACGCTGTTGAGGAAACAGTGGTTAAGTCTGCTGATCCAGAAGAAGCACCTGTAGAAGATACAGAAGAAGCTTCAGATAGTGTTGAGGTTGAAAAGTCTGTTGTTGAGACAGATTCAGCTGATTCTGAGCTTGTAAAAGCTGTTGACGAAATTAAGGTTTCAGTAACAGAGGCAGTGAGTGAACTTGTTTCAACAATTAAGTCACTAAAAGAAGAAGTTGCAGGTATCAAAAAGTCAGTTGATACAACCAATGAAGATATTTCTGCGGTAAAAGGCAATCTTGAAGAGTTTGGAAAGCGTGTAGATGGTCTAGAAGACGATACCGCTGTCCGTAAGTCTGGCGATCTTGGCGGGATCGTTCAGGGCAATACAATCAAAAAAGGGTCTGTGTGGGGTGGACGTTTCCTAAATTCCGCTGACCTATATCATTAAAAGAAACTGGAGGTGAAATAAAAAATGACAGAAAATAATGAAATTTTAGAAAAAGCGGCTGCAGCTAGTTCCATCGTATCGGGTGGTATTGGTGGAGTAAGTACTCCAGCAGCTGGAATTCTTGACAATACTAACCCAGTTGGTGCTCTAGTGTCTGATGGCGGTATTTTGCAGCCTGAACAATCACGTCAGTTTATCGAATATATCTTTGAACAGCAGGTTCTAGCCCAAGATGGTCGTAGAGTCACAATGAGAGCTAACACAACTGAACTTGAAAAGATGAATGTTGGAGAGCGTGTAATTCGTGCAGCAGCCCAGGCTGATGCAACCTACACCAATGCTGATGTTCAGTTCACAAAGGTTACTCTTACAACCAAGAAGATTCGTCTTGATTGGGAAGTTTCAACTGAAGCTCTTGAAGATAATATCGAAGGCTCTGGTCTGGAGGATCACTTGGTCCGTACAATGACCCGTGCGTTTGCTAACGATCTTGAAGATCTAGCCATCAATGGTACAGGAACTGGTACAAACAACTTCCTAAACATCCTTGAAGGTTTCGTATCAATCGAAGCCGATGGTAATTCAGCAACTTACGGTACAACTATCGAAAGACTGCAGGGACTTGTTCTTGCAATGCCTCGTAAGTACCGTGGTTCCCGTTCAAACATGAAGTTCTATGCAGACACTGAAACCGTTGCAGAAATTATCAATGGTCTTGGTTCTTCTGGTAACTTGAATTCAGAGCGTATCGTTGAGCGTGTTATTGATGGTGCTGCTCCGCAGACCCTTGGTAGCCCAATCGCATACCGTGTTCTTGGTCTTCCATTAGTTGAAGTTCCTTTGATGCCACATGGTTATGTATCACTTACATTCCCAGAAAACCGCATCTGGGGCTTCCAGAGAGACATCACAGTACATCGTGAGTTCAAGCCAAAGAAGGATACCGTAGAATATACAGTATTCCTACGCTTTGGTGTAGCAGTTGAAGAAACTGATGCAGTAGCATTCATGAACGACTAATTCTAGTCAAATTTGGAGGGGAGGCATTGACTTGTCTCCCCTCTACTTTTTATGAATGATATAATAATATAGATGCATTATGGAAAAAGTTAAAAAAGATTTAATATGTTTGTTTGTAGAAAATGCAAGCGTTTATGAAACAAGTCTTGGTAAACTTAATAGAGGATATAATGTTGTAAGTAAAAAAGATGCTGATGTATGGGTTAGTAAGTTCCCAAGAATTAGAGTCGCATCTCCAGAGGAGGTAGCCGAAGCTTTCGGTGCTAAGTAATGGAAATTTTAAGAATTAATGGAAGTGTGCCAATAGCTTCATTTTCAGACCTTATTCCAAATGGTCAATATACAATTGATTATTCAGATCTTTTAACAGATGAAGTATTTTCAGCAAGTGCAACAGCAAATGCTACTGGAGTTGTTTCGTTTGTATTAAATAGCAAGTATATATCCTATGATGGTAATTTAGAAGCAACAGTATATAACATATATGATGATGAAGTAGTTGTTACTAATATAGATGTTTTAAGACCATATTGTGATATTTATTCCCTTGCAACTGCTTTAGGAAAAACTGTTGCACAAGTAAAAGAAATGGAAAGAATTGCAAGATATATCATAGATTCTGAGACATTTGGTGGATTTAAATTTGTAAGAAAAGAAAAAGAAGTAGTTGGAATGGGATCTGATTATCTCGTTATTGATGAAAAGATTCATAAACTTCATAAGCTATATGAAAATTTAGAACTTGTTTATGATGCAACGGCAGCAGTAAATGACCAAGAATTTGAAATTTCAAAAGATAAGACATCTATTGTGCTAACACAAACTGAAACTAATAGAGTTAACTACAACAGGGTATGGAGAGATAGATACTTGGATGTTGACTTTGCAGATGGATTTGAATACCTTGTTGATGCAGATTTTGGATGGAAGGTAATTCCTCAAGACATAAAAGAAGCAACAGAGCTTTTAGTTGCTGACATTTCAAGTGACAATATGAAATATTTAAATAAGTATATTGAATCATTTGATAATGCTGATTTTAAAATTAAGTTTGCAAAGAATTTTAATGCATCAACTGGAAATCTTGTTGTTGACAGAATCCTAACAAAGTATAAGAATAATATTCGTATTGGGGTGTTATAAATGCTTTTTAATTCCTCATTAGACAGTATTTTTTACCCAATGACTGCAGACATATACTATGCAGAAGAAACTCAATCACCATATGGAAATATTATTAGAAAATGGGTTTTTAATAGAACAATTAACTGTTCTGCAATTAGTGAACTTGTTGATGCAATGATTGCACCAGAATTAAAAGTGAGAAATAAAACTTTTGACTATAGTTCAAACATTGCTTTTAGAGTTTCAGAAGATGTTAGAAAATCTAATACTGGAAAGTATTATCCAATAACTGCAATAGCAATTACAAATATAAAAGACCCGTCAGGAGAACCTGCCTGGGTTAATGGAGAAAACCTTAAATATGAACAAGGTGCTACAAAAACAAAGTATGAAATAAAAACAATAGTTCCATCATTTGACATGTTTCATAATATTGGCATGTATAGAATGTTTATTTCAAGGTCTGGAAATCAGAAATGGGATGAAGAATTATGATTCGTTCAAGAATTAAAGCAGATGATTTAATTAAAAAGTTAAATAATACAGTTAAGTATTCAAATGGATTTGTTACAGAATTAAATAAAAATAAGTCTTTGTTAAATCAAAAAGTTGGTGCTACTTCTATTTCAGTATTTTACGAATACCTTGATGGTTTAGCCAGATCCCACCCTGGAATGTTGCACCATGTTTATGAGTGGGGAGAAGTTGGAAATCCAATGGAAAGACTATATGACTTATCTCTTCAAGTTAATAATACTTCAGCAGTTATTGATGCAGAATTTTTACAATCAAATATACCATCTCAAGATGGAGGAGAGCCATTTTATAATAAAGCTATTATTATGGAAGAGGGAATTCCAGTAACTATTAATGAAAAAAATGCAAAAGCTCTTGCATTTACAATTAATGGTGAAGAATATTTTAGAGTTGGTCCAATTATAATTGCTAATCCTGGCGGAGAAGCAACAAGAGGATCTTTTGTAGAAGCCTTCAATGAGTTCTATGGATCCTACTTTACAAATGTTTACCTTCCTGCAATAAAATTTTATGATTATTTTTCAAATCCAAAAGTGTATGAAGATTATTTTTCATCAGGTGTAAATGGTGGAGGATCTTCTACAGGAAGAGCAACTGCACTTTCTTGGATAGCTAAAGCTCCAGGAGAAGCCTTATGATAATTTATAGACCAGAGCAAATTATAAACTTATATGTTTGGGAACAGTTTAAAACTTATGCTCCGCAATTTTCATCTTTATATCCACCAAGTTCTGGAGGTTCTCAAATAGTTCCATTTTTTCCAGCACCAGCTTCTAACCTTCCATCCCAAGTTTTAGAAAATGATCTACCATATATTGTGTTTGATAAGTTTAGTAGAATCCGTGGAGGGTATAAATATTTTTACCCTATCAAAACTGATCAGATGAGATATACTATCCATGGTGGCTCTCTGTGGGGCGTTAATAAGTTCCAGCAAGATAGGTTTGAAACTACTTACAATCTTACTTCTTTAGTTCAAAGCATACTAGATAGGGAAGATGATGCAGGAAAAGATATTAACGAATTTACTAAAAATTTGCCAGACTACAATAGTCCTAGTTATCCAGAGTTAAATAGGTATCATTTTCATTGTGTAAATGTTTATCAGTCTGGATTCACAGATAATCAACAAGACGTATCAGACTTTATGGAATATAATCCAACTAGAGATCTTATTATTAAATATGATTATCATTCAAAACAGTTTAATGAATGATAAAAACTAGATGTATACTTAAGTTAGGAAACGCCAATCTCCCCATAAATTTAAGATCAAAAAAGAGGTGAAAAAAATATGGCAACTCGTGGAAATTCCAATCAAATTATCGTTGGTGCAGCCCAACTCTTCGTTTCGAAGCAGGGTGCACTAGAATTTAACACAGCTAACAGTGATTACAGATTTTCAAGTGGTAGTGCAAATGCATTTCCAGCACTAAGTGGTTCTGGAGCTTACGCAGACCTTCTTGAAACAGCATCTGCATCTGTAAACTGGAGAAATCTAGGATTCACAATGAATGGTTTAGAACTACAGTTCCAACCAGACTTCGGTGAAGTTCAGGTAGATCAGCTTCTTGATGTTGCAAAGCTTTACAAGCAAGGTATGCAAGTAAACATGGTAACAGCATTTGCTGAAGCCACTCTTGAAAACCTTGTTGTAGCAATTGCATCACCAACAAGTGTTACAAGTGTTTCAGCATCTGTGAATGCTTCAGGTAGATTGACTTCTGGAGAATTCGACCTTAGTCTATCAGGTGGCGAAATAGGTGACGTTCCTGTAGAACGTGCACTTATCGCTGTTGGTCCAGGTTCTGGTGATCCTTTAGCAACTGGTAATGCAAAGGTAGAGCGTGTGTATATAGCAAATCGTGTTCTCTCAATTGAGAATGTGACTGTATCTGCAAAGCGTGACGAAGCATCTATGTTTGAAGTTACATTCCGTTTACTTCCAGCATCCAATGGTGTCTATGGTAAGATCGTTGATCGTACCGTTGGATAACCAACAAAACTAAATATAGAAACAGTGCTCACCCCCAAAAAGGGTGGGCATTGTTTGTTTTACAAGGCTTCTATGATATAATTGAATATATTCTATAGGAGGAATAAATGGCAACTAGCGTATATGAAGTTGTAGAAGTAGAGCTACTAGATGGTTCTAACATTTCTATGAAACCACTTAAAATTTCTTTGTTAAGAGATTTTATGAAAGAGTTTCAAAAGATTAGTGATCCAAAAATTGCAGAAGATAATATCAAATCAATGGATCTTTTGTTAAACTGTGCTGTTATTGCAATGAAGCAATACAATGCAGAGTTAGCAACTAAGGAGCAATTGGAAGAGATCATGGATCTCCCAACTGTGTATAAGGTAATTGAGGTTGCTGCAGGGATTAAATTGAATGACCCAAACGCACTGGCAGCGGCTCTAGTTGGGACGAACTAGATCTTGCTGAGTTAGAATCAAGAGTATTTCTTCTAGGATTCTGGAAGAATTATTCTGAAATGGAGGAATCTATATCAATGCCTGAATTAGTAGCAATACTAGAGGCTAAAAATAATCAAGACTATGAAGATAGAAAATTTTTAGCAGCACTTCAAGGTGTTAATATAGATGAATCCTCTTCGTCTAGTAATAAATGGGAAGAAATCAAAGCCAGAGCATATAGCAAAGGTGCGACTTCTAATCCAGATGATATTCTTGCCCTACAAGGAATAGCAGCTCAAAGAGCTGGATTCGGAATTGGAATGGGCTTGGATTATGAGGTGGTTAATTAATGGCTGGAGTAGCTAAAGGTATTATTGATATCCAGATTAATACTGGATCTGCTGCTGCTGAGCTTAAAGCACTTCAAAATCAAATAAACTCATTTAACGCTGCCTTGGCTAAGGGGAATCTTGCCCAAGGCAAGTTTGCTTCCGACTATACAAGAGATCTTTCAAAAGCAATAAATTCAAGTGGGCTATTCACTTCAGAATTTATGAAGATGAATTCTGCAGCTGCAAATCTTGATAGTACTTTAAAAAAGGGTAGAGGAACTTTAGGTCAATTCTTTAGTTCTGCATTTAATAAGAACAGTGCTGCTTTTGCAGCAACTATGGATCTTGCAGCAAGAAGAGCTTCTACACTGCAAACACAGTTTATTAATACTGGTGCATCAGCAAAGGGTATGGGAGAAGCCCTTGCAATTAGACCACTTGATGCTTTTTCTTCTAAAGCAGCAATAGCTGCAGAAAGACAAGCTCTTCTAAATACAATGTTTAGACAGGGTACTACCCACATGATTAACTTTGGTAAAAATGTTCAATGGTCTGGTCGTCAGCTTATGGTTGGATTTACTGTTCCATTAACTGTACTAGGATCAGTTGCAGGTAGAACCTTTATGGATATTGAAAAGCAATTAGTAAACCTTAAAAAGGTATATGGAGATGCTTTTACAACTCCAGAAGAAGTTAATCAAAACATTGCACAAGTTAGACAACTTGCTGAAGAATATACAAAATATGGAATTGCAGTAAAAGATACTATTGGGTTGGCTGCAAACGCAGCAGCATCTGGTGCAAGAAATGGTGATTTGATAGATGCAACAAGACAAGCGACAAGACTTGCAACGCTTGGTCAAATGGAACAGCAAGAGGCATTAAAAACTACAATAGCCCTACAGTCTGCTTTTAGATTATCTGGAGAAGATTTAGCAGATACAATTAACTTTTTGAATATGGTTGAAAACCAAACAGTAGTTTCTTTGCAAGACTTATCCGCAGCAATTCCAAGAGTTGCTCCAGTTATTAAAGGTCTTGGTGGAGATGTACGAGACATGTCAGTATTCCTTGCAGCAATGCAAGAAGGTGGTGTAAGTGCAGAGCAAGGTGCTAACGCATTAAAGTCTGGTCTTGCATCTTTAATTAATCCAACAAAAGCAGCAACAGAAACTTTGTCAGGATTTGGAATTAATTTAGATAAAATTATTTCTGCAAATCGTGGAGATTTGATGGGAACAGTATTTGCTTTTGGTGAAGCCCTTAAAGGATTAGATGATTTTTCAAAGCAACAAGCACTTGAAAAGGTGTTTGGAAAGTATCAATATGCAAGACTTGGAGCTTTGTTTGAAAATATTGTTAGAGATGGATCTCAAGCAAGTCAAGTTTTAAGTTTGATGGAATATGATGTTACAGCATTAAGAACTACAGCAGAAAAAGAACTTGCAGCGGTAGAAAATGCTTTAGGAACACAGCTTACTGGAGCAGTAGAAAGATTAAAACTATCTCTTGAACCAATTGGTGAAATATTTATTAAGATGGCAATTCCAGTTGTAAACTTCTTAACAAAAATTGTTGAAAAATTTGATGGTCTTTCAGATGGTCAAAAACAATTTGCAGCTATTGCAGCAGTAATTGTTGGTGTTGTAGTTCCTGCTGGAACAATGTTCCTTGGTCTTTTAATTAACTTACTTGGAACCCTTGGAAAAATTACTCATGGATTTGGAATTTTTGGAAAGGCACTTATTAAGGGTGGTCCAGTAGCAGCAGTAAAAGCACTTACACAATCTGCAAAATATTTATCAATTGAAGAATTAGAAGCAGCTGGTGCTGCAAAACAATTAGCAAGTTCTACACAGATAGCAAACGCTGCAATGCTAGAACAAGCAACTTCTACAGGAGCAGCTAGGAATGCAGTAGCAGGTCTTGTTGCAGAATACAGAGCATTAATATCAGTTCAGCAACAAGCAGCAGCGACCAGACCTGGGCTTGGAGTGGCAGCAGCAGCTGGAGCTGCAGCAGCAAGTGGAGTAAAAGCTAGTTCAATTAGAATAAGAGGTCTAAGAAGAAATAAAGGTGGACCAATCTTTATGTCTGGAGGAACTACTGTTCCTGGAGTTGGAAATACAGACACAGTTCCAGCGATGCTTACACCTGGAGAATTTGTTGTAAACAAACAGGCTACTGCACAAAACTATGCACTTCTTGATGCAATTAATAGCGGTAATAATTTTAATAATGGTGGAATGATTCCTGGAATGCAATATTTTGCAGGACCAAGACCAAATCGTGTAGTTAGAAATAGAAATAATAATCTTAGAAGAGAAGATGTTCCATTTGGACAGGTTGGAGTAGGAGAAAATGCAAGAAGACAAAGAGAGCTAGAAAATATTGCACAAGGTCAAGCAGTAAGGAGAGGAAATGTAGCAGTACCATTACAACCAAGAAATCAGCCTGTTGGAGCTGGACAAATAGATGAAAAATATGAATTAACACATATGCTTTCTAGAAAAGATTTAGAATCGGTAAATATTTCTCAAGCTAAGCAAATCAAGCATCCATTGTTAAGAAGAATATTTGAAACAATTGGCGGATCCCCCTTAACTCTTCAAACTGGGTTTACAGTTAATCTTCCAAGAAGCATTAACCAAAACTTAAGAAGAGGTGGAAGTGGATTTAGTCCATCAGAATTGGCTCAAAGATTAGAAAATGTTCCAGCCTCTAAAATGTTTGAACCATTGTCGGCTGTTGCAGGAAGACTTGAATCTCCAGCAAACTTAGAAAAAATAAAAGCTCAGTTTGTAGAAAGAATTAGAAGAATGGATCCAAGCAAAACTTTAATGGATGCAGATATTGGTCCAATTTATCAAAGCATTATTAAAAAGAATAATCCAGAAATTTATAAACTATTAAAAAAACCTATGCAATTTAGAACTGAAACTTCGGAAATTAATAGACAGCTTAAAGTTTCAGGACCATCAGATTTAGATAAGCCTGAAGTTATTTCCAGACTAGAAAGAGAAGGATATAGAGTCTTGTCTCGTCAAGAAGTTATAGATTTAAAAAGCCTTGGAGGTATTGGGGCTAATTACAGAGATTCTGAAGGAAGAGTTGGAGTATATAGAAGTATTGGTTCTTCAGGTACACCTGGAAAAATTTCCTTTGTAGCATCAGATGGTCAAGGTGATGGAAAAGTCTTTATGGCTTCTGGTACTGGTCCTCAAAACTTTGTTCCAAGCCAACTAATTGGTTTAGAAAAATATCTTACAACAGGAGGCAGCAGACTTGGTTATAATGCTGGTGGAGCTGTTCAATACTTTGGTGCAAGAATGCCAAATCGTGTTGTTGCAAAATCTCAAATTAAAAAGTTTACTGGAACAAAGGTTGAAGATTCAACAGGACATAGCAGTAGGTTTAGAGACATAGCTGGAGTCTATGATGTTGATGGTAGAAAGATGTTTGTTAAGCCATTTCCTACTCTTGCAGAGGCTCAAGCAGAATTAATTGGAAATGCCGCAAGAAGAAGAATTGCAGGTACTGCAACTCCTGGATCAAGAATTGTAAGAATGGATGGTCCTGAGGGAGAAATCTTTGCAACAACTGCTCCAATGATTCCAGGAATGAAGGCAGGAACAACGCTTCCTACTAAAGAACTTTTAAAACAAATACCTGCTTCATCAATGCTTGGAGACATGGATGCAACAGCTGGAAACATTCTTTCAACTGGTGGAGGAAGACTTGCAACAATTGATCCTGGTGCTGCAGCTGTTAAATTAATTAGAAACTCAAAGGGTGTATTTAGAAGAGCAACTGGGTCTGAAATTAGTTTTGGAAATGAGGCAACAAATACTGGGGCTTATACTGCAAGAGCAATTACACAAGTAACTGAAAAAACAGGGGCATCAAAAGACTTTGTTAAGATGCTTGGAGATGCTATTGCTCGTGAAGGATTAACTAAAGCACAATTTGCAAAAATGTATGATGATGCTGTTGAGTCAGCTATTGCTAGAGTTCCTTCTTTCAAACTTCCTTCAAGAATTGGAGATAGATCAGCATTAGATGAAGCAGCAAAATCAGCTGGTTATAGAAATGCAGATGAAGCTTACTCTGCAATTATGCTTAGAGATCTAACTTCAATCAGAGGTCTCGGTGGAGATATTTATTCAAGTGCTTCAAGATTCCAAGGAATGCTAAAAGCAAATAAAGGAAGTATTGTTCCAGGTCAAGGCAATACAGATACAGTTCCTGCAATGTTAACTCCTGGAGAATTTGTAGTTAATAAAGATGCAACAAGAAGAAATTATGATTTATTAACTGCTATTAATAGTGGAAATGCACAAGGACTAAATATGGGAGGAATTGCTTACAAGGGTTCTAGAGAAGCTCCTCCAAGACTAATGATGAATTCTGGTGGAAAAGTACCAGGTATGCAATATTTTGCTAAAGAAAATAGACAGAGAGTAGTTCTTCCAACACTTCCTGGAATGCCATCAAGAAGAGCAAGAATTATGATGGGCATGAGTGATCCATATCAGTTGCAAAGTAGATCTAATACTGGTCAAGGAGTATTTAAAGATACTTCAGCCACACTTTCATCTACTGCAAAAAAAATGACAGAAACTTTTAAAACTATATCAGCAAACAATATGGTATATGCAAGGGCTGGAGAAAGATATTTTCAAGCAAGAGAGGCAATTGAAAAGAAGGTAGTTCAACAACAAATCATTAATAAAGATAGAATGATTGGAATAAATAGACAGCTTGGAAATATTGGAACAGCAATGACTGGTGCTGCAAAAAATACAGCCCTACTTGGAAAAAATATGGCTTTAAGCTTAATTGAAAATAAAAAAGCTGCTATGTTAGCTAGAAAAGAAGCTAGGAATACTCCTGAAGCAAAAGCAGCAAGAGCAGAAGCTAGAGCACAAAGAATGCAAAAAGCAGGTCAAGGAATGATGATGGCATCAATGGTTCCAATGATGGCTTCAAGTTTCGTAGAAAATCCAAAACAACAACAAGCTCTTATGGGTGTTGGTGCTGCTATGGCTATTATTCCAATGCTTCAGCAACTAGGAAAAACAGCTGGAACAGTTACTGCTGGAGTTGGACTACTGGCAGCAGGTTTTGTAATGATGAGAAAGCATGTTGATGGTCTTGCAAAGTCTTCTGCAATTGCAGGAGCAAATCTTGGTGGGACTGCAAATAGAATGGAAGAAATAAGTTCTGCTACTGGATATTCTTTTGCATCAGTTAGATCTGGAACGCAAGACTATAGGTTTACAGAAAAACAAGCACAGGGTGCTTCTGAAATTATGCCTTACTTTGATACTGATGAAGGAAAGAAGTTAGTTGAGGATCTTAAAAAATCTTCATCAGAAGATAGGTATAAAAAAGTTGCATCTATGCTTGAAATGGCTATTGCAGACGGAATGGATCCTAAAAAAGCAGAATCTTTTGGATCTGCAATTGCTTTTGCATTAGACGATTCATTATTAAAATCAAAGGTTATTGGTCTTATTAGATCTGGCACTTTAGAATCTGGATCTAAAGCAATGATTTCTTCTATTGAAAAAAGACAAGCCGCTTTAAATAAAGACCTGCCTGAAATTAACTCTAACCGCTTTACTGCAAATCAAAGTTTTGCTGGTGGAGCTATTGCTGGTGGAGCAGCAGGTGCAGTTCTTGGTGGAGTTTTAACATCCTGGAGTGGTCCATTTGCAGCTTTTGGTATAGCCCTTGGTGCTGTAATTGGTGCAGTTGGCGGTGCAGCAACTGCATTTTTTGCTAACAAGAAAGCAATAGAAGCAAATGTTGCAGCAGTAGGAAAAACTTTTGGATCTTCAATACAAACATTAAAAGAATTAAAAAATGCAGAAGCTCTTTTAAACGAAGAAAGAAAAAATGGAAGCATCACTACTCAAGAATTTGAAACTAGAGAAAAAAAGATTCAAGAGATTAGACAGATATCTTATGACAATATTGAAAATGCAGTAATGAATACAAAAGATTCTGGAGCGACTCAGCAAACAATAGCTGATCAATTATTTCTTTCAGGATTTAGTTCAGATTCAGCAGCTGTAGTAGCAAGGGCAACCGATAGAGATAAGGTTGCTGCAGAAGTTTTTGGACAAGCAGACTTTTCAAAGCTTGATACAGCCCAGCAAGAAATTGTTTCAACTATTATTGCAAGTACATTAGATGGACTAACTCCAGAAAACTATGGAGCAAAAATAGGAGATATTCAAGGCGTTTGGGCTTTATACAAAGAAAAGTTGCTAAAGGCATCTGAAGATGGAACAACCCCAACTCCGCAAGAAATGAAAGCAATTATGGAGTCTGCCCAACTTGAAAAATTTGTTGGAGCTACCATTGCCTCTAGTCCTACTAAAAATTATGACCCTCAAACAGTAGCAACAAATATGCAAAAAGCTATTACAGATTCTGGAACAACTTTATCGTTTACTCAAATAGAATCTGCTCTTACAGAACTTGGAGATCCAGATATTGCAATAAAAATTGGAACAAATGCAGACTCTATAAAAGATTTAGAAGAAGTTTTAAACAGTCTTCCTGATGGATTTGACCTTTCAATGTATACATCATATTTAAATGGAGATACAGAGTTTACAGATCCAGAAGCTTACACTAAGTCAATACAAGACACAATAGATAAAATTGCTAAAGTTGCACCAAAGGGATTTGATCCAATTGAACTATTTAAACTATTTGATGGAACTGGAAAGGACCCTGAAAAAGAAATTAAAGATGCTGTAACAAAAGCTAATAATCTTATAATGCAAAGTGGTGGTGATAATGAAAAAGCATTAACAACCGTATTTGAATCAGTTGGATATGATGCAACTCAAAAAGAAGTGGATGCATTTAACGCACTTCCTGCAAGTCAGCAAAAAACATATTTAACATCTTTTGTGATTGCAATGCAAACAGTTGGAGCAATGCCACAGCTTCAACAAGAAACAGATGGTAGAGGTGGTGCAGGGGTAGCAGCAGCAAATGCAAAAATAAAAGCAGACTATGCAAAAAAGATAAAAGATCAGGCAGACTTTATTCAATCATTAAACATTGATGGTACAGGTCAAACTCCTTTTAATGAAGATGGAGGAGGAGGAGGAGGAGGGACAAAACCTCCTACTAAAAAAGAACAGGCAGTAACATTCTTAAAAGATGCTGAGAGTCAAAATAAAGAAATTAAAAATTATACAAATCTGATTAAGGGTGTTGCAGATGCCAATAATGTAGAAGCTCTTAGCATGATTCCTCAAGATGTATATTTAAATACTGCAAAAAATAAAAGAGCAGACCTTATTAAGACCATGCAATCTCAAATTGCATTGCAGAATAGATTAAATGCAGTAATGGTTCTTGCAGAAACTCAAAAAGCTACATCAGACCTAAGTAAATATTCAAAGACACTTGGATCTTTGGGTGTTGTAATAACTTCTGACATTGAAGGGATGATTGATCAGAAAGCATTCCTTGCAATGACCACTGCAGAAAGAAAGGTTTACATTGCAGAGTTAAACAAACAAGCATCAGCACAAACTAGGTTGGCAGCAACAATGGCACTTGCTGATGCTAAAAAACAAACAAAAGAGATGAGTGACTATTCTTCTGTACTAAGTGGTTTAGGAGTTGTAATAGATTCTGATGTTGAAGGAATGATTGATCAAAAGGCTTTCTTAGCAATGACCACTGCAGAAAGAAAGGTTTACATTGCAGAGTTAAACAAACAAGTACAGGCACAATCTACACTAGCAGCAACAATGGCACTTGCTGATGCTAAAAAACAAACAAAAGAGATAAGCGAATATTCTGATGCATTAAATAAGCTAGGCGTTGAAATAAATTCAGATGTTGAAGGAATGATTGATCAAAAAGCATTCTTGGCTATGACAACTCAACAAAGAAAATCCTATATTGAAGAATTAAATAAGCAAACTGAGGCTCAAAAGAAACTAAATGCAGTACAAGGTCTTGTAGATATAAAGAAAAATGTAAATGGATTAAAAGATCAGTTAGACATAACCAAGCAACTTGTAACTCAAGGTATTAATGGTGAAATTGCTGGATTGATAGATGTAGAACTTTATCAACATTCTACTACTGCTGCAAAGAAAGAGTATATAGATACATTAAAAGAGCAATTAAATGTTCAAAGAGCACTTGAATTTTTAACAAAGAGTTCAGAAGAAAGAACTTTAGATACGTTAGATCTTGCAGCTTCAGCAATAACTCTTGAAAACTCAGCATTAGAAACAAAACTTTCTGGAATGGAAAGAGAAAATGAATTAATACAACGTCAAATAAATATAAGAAACCATGCTTTGGATCTTCTTGCAAAAGAAGAAGAAAAGGTTAATAAAACTTATGATGATAGAATTTCTGCACTTGATAAGGTTGAAAAAGCAAATAACAGAATTGATCAACAAAACCGTTCAAGAGTTGGATTAGCATCAGCCTTAGCATCTGGAGATATTGCAGCAGCAGCAAATATGGCTAGTGAAATTCAAACACAAGATGCTCAATATCAAATTGAAGATGCAAGGGCTGCATTAGAAACACAAAGACAAAAAGAACTTGAGTCACTATCTATATCTGTAAATGGTGTCTTAATGACAAGAAAGCAAATTACAGAACAAATCTCCTCTTTTGGTGAAACAATTTACAAAAATGAACAAGATATGCAAGTGGTTCAAGATGCAATATATGAAAATTCTAAAAAACAGAATGATATAGATAAGGAAAGAGCTAAATTAGAATACAAGATATTGCTAACAAAGATGAAGCAAAATATTGAAGCATTGAGGGCAGCAGGTTTAACTGGTAAAGCACTAAAAGACTTGCAAGACTATATTGATGCATATAACGTTGCAGAAAAAGCTGCAGTTGTTGAGAAAATTGGAACTCCTGGACAGGCTGATAACACAATTCTTGGTACTGGTGGTGGCGGTGGTACAGCCGATAATATTGCTGCACCAGTTGTTGTTGAAAAAGTTGACTCTCTTTCCCCTACTCCTGTGACAACTCCTGTGACAACTCCTGTGACAACTCCTGTGACAACTCCTGTGGCAACTCCTGTGGCAACTCCTGTAACAACTCCTGTGAAGCCTCCTGTCATATCCCCTGTTGCTGCCTATGTTCCTTATACCAAAGCTGAATTTAAAGCAGGTATTTTAAATTCTAAGCTTTCCTTTGGTAAAAATAAAGAACAACACTATATTGCTCAAAAAATGGGATATGTAGATCCAAAAGCATATACTGTAAAAGCAGATGAAATGGATGAAAAGTATGCAACTCTTAGCAATGATAAAAAGATAGAAATTACAAAATTTGTAAAGAAAGCAATTGCATCAACAAACTATTTTAATACTGGAGGAATTGTTCCAGGTATTGGAAGTCTAGACAGTGTTTCCGCAAGACTAACTCCTGGAGAATTTGTAATAAGAAAAGCAATGGTTGGAAAATATGGAATGCCACTTCTTGAAGCAATTAATCTGGGTGCTTTTGAATTGCCAGAAATGAGTCAGCCAACATTTGGAGTTAGTGGATCTAGATACGACATTCCTCAATCTGGTAAAGCACAAGGACCTGAAACAATGTATAATAATACATACAACGTAAATGTAAATGTTGCTGGTACAGATGCAAGTCCAGATGATATTGCAAATGTTGTAATGGCTAAGCTTTCACAGCAAAATAGAGGAAATTTAAGGAGTAGTAGATACTAATGGTTAGTAGTGCATATTTAAGTAGTAGAAAAAAATGGATTAGACCACAAGCAGTTATTTTTTCTAATAATTCTGGAGGGCTTCTAGACGGTGTTCCACAAATTTCTGGGGTAGAAGGAGAAGACTTCATAATACTCTCTGATCACAATAGAAGTGATATTAGTTTTAATACAAATAGACTTGAAAATAAAAAAAGAATGGTAAACGGTCACATGCGTTCTTATCACATTGCAGATAAGATAAATATTTCTTTTTCTTACAATTTACTACCATCCAGATCATTTAGTGGAAGTCAATCTTTTACTGCAAGTGGTCAGTATATAGATGATTTAGTTGAATATACCGCAGATGGCGGTGCAGGTGGAGCAGAGCTGTTAGACTGGTACAGCACTAATCCTGGATCTTTTTACATGTTCTTGTCTTATGATAAGCCACAAAGTTTTTCTGTAGGATCTTATAGTAAACTTGACAAATACTCTGACATCTTAGAAGTTTTTGTTTCAGATTTTAGCTACAATGTTGTTAAAAGAGGCGGAACTAACCACGACCTTTGGGATATTTCTATTTCTCTTGAGGAAGTATAATGTTTTTAGACAACGACTTAATAAATTATCTTCAGACAAAAAATAGCATTGATGTAGATTCTTTAGTTATTGCTGAATGGAATCAAAATGATTTTTCAAATCTAGATAATTATGGAAATTATAGATATAGACCAGATAGTGCAAATGTTGTTTATAGAAATTTATATTCAGAGTATGACTCTCAAGATAATGCAGATGTTTATACAAATGCTCTAGACTCTAATTATATTTCTCAATATAAAACAGAAGATCCAAACGAACCTTTAACATTTTATTCAGGAGAAACAAGCAGAGAGCTTTACTACTCTTTAAAAGATTGTATTAAACCATTTAGACCAAGGTCTGGAATTAATAAGATTCTTTATTTTGGAGAGTCAAACATAAATAATACAAAGTTTGTAGATAGTATTAGATCTGGGAAAAGACCAAGATATTACTTTTGCTCAAGATTTGATAAGTTTAAATATTGGAATTCTTATAGAAAAGAAGATGGGGTGGAGTTTGGTATATCAAGTCAGGCTGCTACATTCTTTACTACTGGAGACCCTTCTTACAAAATAAATGACTGTGCTCCTTTTGTTACTTATAAAAATAAGGTTGCTACAAATAGAATAGTTATAAAGTTACAAACTAATTTAGCAGATCCAGAAGCAGTTGGAATTAATGGAGAGTTTTTAGTTCCAGGAAAAATTAGAACTAATAATAATTTAGTTATAGATCCACTTCAAGATATAACAAAATCATCAGTTCCAAAAAGATGGAAAATACAGTATCTTAATGACAATAACAACTGGATAGATGCAATAGGGTTTAGTGAATCATCTACAAGAAAAGATGGTTCTAGAATTGTTCCTTGGGATGGTCATGTAGAAATATATTATGGTATAAAAATACCAGAACAGTTTAAACAAAATTTTCATTTATATCAATATCTTGACACAGTAGATCAGCTACCAGATACAAGTATATACAATAACACAAAAAATGTTAGAGATGGAGATGCTTATATACTTGGTAGCTCTACTACACAGCCAGGAACTCTTTATGTTTGGAGCCAAGAAGATGAAGAGTGGAAAACTTACAATGTAGAATATGGATTTTCACTATTAGAAGAGGATGATACAAAAAGAGTTGGATTAATTAAAAAAATATTGAATCCAGATTATTTTAATACTGGAAGTAATGATATCTATAGGGATTTTATTTTTATTAAAGGAATTAGAGTTGTTGTAGAAACAATGTATGCCCCAAATAAACCATTTGAATTAATTGAGCTATCACCAAGATTAAAAGTTGATATAACAGACTATACTATAGATTATCAAATTACTAAGAATATTATGGCAACAGATTTTGGTCTTCCAGTTGGTGGTCTGGTTGCTTCAACTGGAGAGATTAATCTATCTAATCATGATGGGGTATTTACAGAATTAAATATTTTTAATAGTACAACTAGAACTGGAAGTATAATTGCAAATAATCTTAAGCCACAGATTAAGTTTGATTTTTATGAAGCTATTTTAGATGTTAATGGATATGATAAATTTATTCCATTAAAAACATTTTATTCAGAAAATGCTGCAGCTGCTACTAGTGGCATGGAAGATGTTTCATTAAATTTAAGAGATGCCTTTTTTATACTAGAGTCTAATAATGCTACTTCAATATTTTTACAAAACTCTACCCTAACGAAAGCAGTAGCATTGCTATTAGACAATATTGGTTTTAGTAACTATGTATTTAAAAATATTAATACTGCTAATGATCCAGTAATTCCATTCTTCTTTGTTGAGCCAGATGCTTCTGTTTCAGAAATTTTGCAAAGGCTTGCACAAGCTACTCAAACTGCAATGTTTTTTGATGAATATAATAATTTTGTAATAATGCCAAAAGAATATTTAATGCCAGATATTTCTGTAAGAGAAGACAACTCTGCAATTTCTGAAAGACTAACAACCCTTTATGGACAAAAAACTAATAGTATTGTTCCAAATATTGAGGCAATTTCTAGTTTTGAAACAAAAATATTAAATGATGGTCAAATTAATTATACAACTAGATATATACAAAGAGAAGTATCAAAACTAGAACAAGCAAGCTTAAGCCTTAGTGAAAGAACTTATGGATATAAAAGTGCAATACTTTGGGAACTTGGAGATCAGCAAGAAGCAAGAACAATAAATCAACCAACAGGAAATGTAGGTTATGCACTTGGAGCAGTACCATTGCAAAATAGTCTTGGAAGTGCTGTGCCAACTGTAGTAAATCATAAAATAATTAATAATACAATTGATGTTGGAGAAAGTGCTTTTTGGCTTCCAAGATTTCAAGGATACCTATTTGCTAATGGAGAAATTATAAGATATGATGCACAACAATATCAAGTAGACTCTCCGTCTGCTTCTGCAACAAATGGTCTTGTTTGGATTACAAGTAATAGTGAATATCAAAAGTATTTTTCTGAATTGGTATTTAATGGAAAAATGGTTTTAACAGGACTTCTTAGAATTTATACAGAGCCTTACTATGAAAATGCATCTGGGTCTAATTTTGATGACCTAGAAGAAAATGTTAGATATAAAAATGGTGCAGTAAGATCTAGTGGTAGAGGTCAATTTGGAACTTCTGTTACTAGTCACTTTGCTGGGTTAAATCCTTACTGGGAAAATTTAAATAATAGAAAATCTTTTAGAATGGATTCTAAAAATATATTTAGCACAACACCAATAGAGTTTTTATCTTATGGAGAAATTTCTGCTTCAGTTTCAGCGTCTGTTTATCCGCTTGGAAATGATACGGCATCGCAAAATCAATCTTTAATAACTAGTAAGATTGCTAATTTTATGAAGCAGTCAACAAGGTCTGAAGGATTTTCTAGCTATAGCCAACAAGATGTTGCAGGAATTCAATCATCTGCATTAATATTTAATGGACCATATCCTGTTCCAGCATTACAAGATCCAAAATATAAACTTTTAAATCTATCTTCAACTACTGACAGAGATTTGATAAGCTATGTTTATAAAGACTTAGACACAGATTATAGGCATGTTGGAACTAGAATGAGAATTATTGGAAAAACAAAGGATGATAAAACTCAGTCTGCTTTGAATGCTATAGATCTTTTTAAAATTGATAGAGGTGTAGGAGATGTAAATCTAGAAACCTTATCTGGTGGAGCTGGTGGAATTGGATATATGGTTGATCCAAATACAAATTCTGGATACTACCTTGAAATTGCATCTATGTCTGAAGATATTCTTGAATATTATGGATCACCTCGCTCTGTAAGTTCTGGATCCGCTTCTTACGAATCTGTAATTGAAAATATAATTTTTTATAAAATAGAAAAAACTCCATATTCTACACAAGAATTAGGAAAAATAAACATTGCAATTCCTAAAAAACTTTGGGGAGGTCTTGCAAGAATTATTGTTGATGAAGGAAAGTTTGTAGGATCTGATAGGCTAACTTCTCAAGATATACCCGTATATGACCTATCTTTGGATGCTGAAATTCAAAGAAATTCAAAAGGAATTTATAGAATTGACTTTAATATTTATTTAAATAACAAATTAATAGGAACAGTAACTGATAACAATCCTTTACAAATGCCAAGCAGTGGATTAAAAACTTGCTTGTTTACAAGAGGATCTTCTAAGTGTATGTTTGAAAATATTTTTGCTTTAAAAAATATAAAGGAAGATGATGTTTCTTTGTCAAAAAAGGTAAATAATGTGGTATCTGCTGAATCTCTAAGAAAATACTCTGTACCAGCAATAATTCAAAATACTTTTTTATCCTCTATTAGTACAGAGACAAGACCAACTGTAGACTTTTATTTTGAAGAGTTTGGAACAATTTTAAGAGAGTGTGCATACTTTAATATTAAATACGATCAAGCCTATCCAGCATTAATAGCAAAGATTGTTCCTCCATTTACTGTAGAAAAATCTTATGAAATATCAGGATTTTTGCCAGGATCTTATGGGGCTGAATTCCTAATATTTAATACAACAGATAAGGCAATTGATTTAAGTGAAAGTTCTACAAATAGAATTATGATTCAAGGAATAACATTTACTCAAAATATTTCTAATGTTCTTACGGTAGACGATTATTTTAAAGAGCTTTCTAATTTTTCTGATCCAGTGACTCTTGAAAATACAATCCTGTCTCCTGGAAGATCTGAAAAAATTTATGATAATATTAAAAATAGTAGATCTATATATGGAAATAAATCTTTTTCTATTGACTCAGTTTATATTCAAAATGAAGACTCCGCAAAAGATATTATGAAATGGATTTTAGATAAAACAATTAGACCAAGAAAAGTTTTTGAATTAGATACTTTTGGAACCCAACATGTTCAACTTGGTGATTTAATAAAAATTAATTATGATTTGCCAGAAGGTGTTAAATTAGTAGATAAAGATAAAAAGTTTGTAGTTATATCTGCCACTTACCAAAGATCTTCTTCAGATATTAAAACTCAGTTAAGAGTGGTGGAGGTTTAAGATGCCAACAGATATAGACAGCAGTAGTCCAATGCCTCCAAATCCTAGTCCAACAAGCACAGGATCTACTTCTAGTGTTGTAAGGACTCCAACAAGAAATGTTACAGAAATTTCTTCTTTAGTTCCACAATTTGATGCAGAACAAATTCAAAAACTAATATTTGAAAATATTTCTGCAATAGAACTATCAAAAGTTGAAAGACATGACACAATTGAAGGCATTAGTCAAAAATATTCAATTATTTCTAACCTTTCTGAAGTAAGAAAAAAGTATGACACAGTAAAACAATTAAGCATTATGGATAAGCTTAAGCCTCTTACAAGTATTTATACTATTAATATTCAAGATAAAATACCTCAAGAAGACTATATAGCATTAGAAAGTTTAAACTCAACATACCAATATCTTGATGAAAATAATAAAATAGTTACTCGTCAAAAAGGATATTACTATATTGATACAAATGGCGATTTAGTTATAGAGCTTATTAATTTAGAAAAAAATCAACAAGTAGAAATTCAAATAGACACAAATGGTACAATATATAAGGTGGAATCATGATTACAACAAATGGAAAAAATATCGTAGCTAAATATCTTTTAAACCAAGCTCCAGAATTCGCAAGTCATATTGCAATTGGTGTTGGTGGACAGGCTTATCCAACATCTTCTTCTGCAACATTTTCTGCAAGTGTCCAGTCTTTAGAATTTGAAGTAGGAAGAGTTCCAATTTTGTCAAAAGGTTTGTTAAAAGAATTTGATCAACAAGCAAACGAATATGTTGAAAAAATTGTTTTTAAAGCAGAACTTCCTATTGAACAAAGGTATAAAATTACTGAACTTGGACTATATCCAGCAGCAACAAACGCAGTAGCTGGAAATTTTGATAGTAGAATTATTTCAACATTTTCTAATTCAGAGCCATGGGCATATTCTAATAATTTAAATAATTCTGGAACTGTTTTGTATGCAGGACCAGTTCCAATTAAAAATTCCCCTGTAGGAGATATTGATATATTTGCTATAAACTGGGACGATTTTGTTTTTATAAATAGTAACTCTTCAATTTTTGAATATTCAGATAGACTAAATAGAGGAGAGCCACCAAGATATTTGAATAGAAGTCTAAGCGTTTCTGGTAGCACTTCTGTTGTAAATGCAGCAATGCCAGCAAGTTCTGCTTCAATTAATATATCTAGTAGTGCTTCATATTATATTGAAAATAATTCTATTAGTTTAAACTTAGGAAAAAATTTACCAACAGATCAAATAAAGTTAGCTTTTTCAGTAGTAAGTTTATCAAGAGAAGGAGTCAATGCATTAGCTCCAGACAATGTTAAAATTAGGTTAGAGTTCTTGAATAATTCAGGAAATTCTACATCAAAAGCTTTTGTAAACATTGCACTTCAAGATATAGATGCATTAGATCCAAGTAAATCTTTAGATAATTCAAGGTATCAAGTTGTAACAAGGAAATTGTCAGATTTTACAACAGAGCCTAACTTTTCTTGGAGTTCTGTAAATGGTGTAAGAATTTATACATGTATTCATAATGACTCTAATGTTAGAACTGGAGAACATTTTGTATTTTATGACGGCTTAAGATTTGAAAATGTTTCTAGCTATAATCCATTATATTCTTTAGTTGCTGGTGAGTATGTAAAAACTTTAGATAAAAATCCAATTTTAAAGAGAGAAAATTCTACAAGTTATGTAGAATATAGGTTTGGTATAGGGGTTTCTTAATGGCAGAGATAAGAATTCCTGTAGAAAAATTACCTCCACCAGATAAAAATGGAGATCATGCTTTCCAATTTAGAATTATATCTGTTGATAAAAACCAATGGTCAGCTTGGTCTCAACTTTATATAATTAAAAGTATTGGTCAGTATAGACCCTTAGAATCAGATGTTACTGCAGTAATTTCTCTACAAGAAGTAAGTCTAACTTGGGATACTCCAAGAATTTATAACTATAATTCTGCTTCAATTACCAGTGCTTCTATAGCTCATAATAATTCAGGAGCTTCTAAGCAGCACGAAACTGATGTATTTGTTCAATGGGGATCAGGATTTGATATGGGAAATTTTGAATATCATGATAGAGTTTCTTCAGATACAACAAGTATTGTTATACCGAATGGCTCTGCTTCAGTCAGAGTTATTGGAACTGTTGCATTAAAAGACGTTCCTGTAATAGGAATTTTTCAATCGGCATCAGCATATCAGCAAACGTTTGACAATTACTTAGGAATTTCTGGATCTGCACAAGGCGTGTATGATCTATTTAAAATATTTGATACAGGCGTTGTATCACTAACCTGATATAATTAACTAGGAGAAAAAGATGGCACAAATTGAATTACCAGATAGAGGTCAACCACTTGACATATCTTATTTATTTAGAATAGCTCAAGAAATAAATAAAGTTTCAGAGTTGGTTGGAAGTAGCCTTTCAAAAATTAAATATAGAGATACGTCTACTCCATCTCAAGTGTTAACATCAAATTTAACATTCTATGCAGAAACTCAAAAAATCATTGATGCAAAATTGTCCGTTCAGCCAAATGCCCCTGCTTCATTCCAATATCCTGGAATATTTAAAACCACTCCAGTAGTATTGTGCTCAGTAACTTCTGTAACTGGAGTTTCAAACTTATATGCAGTCCTAAATGGAGTTACTCAAAGCTCTTGTACAGTAAATGTATTTTCATCATCAACTGCTGGAGACTTTTCTGCTGACGTTTCAATAATTGCAATTGGTGAAAGAATTAGTTCTTAGGCAGGGGACATGTCTCAACCTCAGGATAAAATAAATCCTTGTAAAAAAATATTTTTTATAAACAAAGAGCTTGTAAAAGTTTTTCATATAAATAAAAGTAGCAATATCGTTAATTTTTATAATGTAACTCAGGGTAAAGAGCAAAGTATGCTGTACTCAGATTTTAAAAAACATAGAAAAAGGGCTTACACAATTGCTAATACTGCAAGGATTTTAAATAGATCAAGAGTACAGTTTCAAAGAATAATTGCAAATGGTTTGATTCCTGAGCCAATTGGTGATAGTCTTGGTGGAGAAAGAGGTTTTCAAATTAATGCTTATTATTCTGAAGATCATATTTTTGAAATTAGGGATATTATGGCAACTATACATGGTGGTAGACCAAGAAAAGATGGTAAGATTACCCCTAGAAACGTGTTAACAGAGCAAGACTTGCGTTCTAGAATGGGAGATGCTATAATGCTTTATACGAAGACATCGGATGGGCGTTTCATTCCGACTTGGCAAGAAGAGACATGGTAGGAGACCAAAATGTCAGAAACAACAAATGTTTCAGTAACACTAGGATATACATTAAACCTTGGAAATTTTCAAAGTCTTAGAATTGATTTAGGAATTACAGACTTTGTTCGTAGCGGAGAAAATACAGATCAAGCTCTTGACAGAGTTTATCAATTTGTAGAAAACAAAGTAATTCAAAAGGTTGAAGAAGCTAAGAAAGAACTAGAGGACTAGTGGCGGATAAGAAAGATCGCTTTGCACTAATATCTAGATATAAGAAAATAACAAAAGAAAAAAACTTAAAAGAAGAAAATATAAACATACACATTCAACAGTGGGCTGCAGACTCATTGATTGAATCATACGGTATAGAGCAAAGTTATGATCTAATTGAATACTACGTCAGCGTTTCTGCATCACCAACCTGGAAATGGTTAGTCAATAATGCTGATAAAATTTATGATGCAAAAAGAATTAAAGAAGAAGATGATGTAGCTAGAAAGCTACTTAGAGAACAAGCAAAGGAATGGCTAAATAGGTAATGTCTGATTTAGAAGCAAAGGTAATATCTGCAGTTTTAAATGATAAGCAAATTCATGTGCTATTTCAGGCAAATCCAGATACTTTGTTTAGAACTCATAAAGATGTTTGGGATTTTGTAAAAAATTATTATGAGCAAAATTCAACCGTTCCTACTAAGTCACTTTTGGTAGAAAAGTTTAGAGACTTTCAACCAGTAGGTGAAATTGGTACAACAAAGCATCACCTAGAAGAATTAAGAATACAGTTCCTTGAAGATAATTTAAGAAATGCACTAATGACTAGTGCAAAGCAATTGAACGAGCATCAACCAATTGAGGCTCTTAATTCAATAATTTCAAAAACATCAGACCTTAAAAGAATTAGCTCTGATGTAAGAGACATTGATGCAACAGATGTAGAGGATGCTTCTGCACACTTTACACATATTAAGGAGTTAAGTGAAAAAGGTATACACGGTGTTAGAACAAACTTGGCAGGTTTTGATAACTATCTACCTGGTGGTATTGCTCCTGGTCAATTTGGTATTCTTCTTGCTTACCCTGCCATTGGTAAGTCTTGGCTTGCTATTTTTATGGCTGTACAAGCGTGGAAAGCTGGCAAGAAACCTTTAATAATTTCTCTTGAAATGACAGAGAAAGAAGTTAGAAATCGTGTTTACACAATCATGGCTGAGGGATATTTTTCGCATAGAAAACTAAGTGCAGGAATAGTTGATATTGAAGGTTTTGAAAATTGGGCTAAGCAAAACTTAAAAGATAAGCCACCATTTTATATAATCTCTAATGATGGTCTTGCAGATGTGTCTCCTTCTGTCATTAGAGGAAAAATAGATCAATATTCCCCTGATGTTGTATTTGTTGACTATATTCAATTGATGAATTCAAATCAAGGAAATGATAATGAAGTTGTAAAGATTAAGAATATATCTAGAGAATTAAAGGTTCTTGCAATTTCTTCTCAAGTACCAATTGTTGCGATTGCTTCTGCTACACCTGATGATGCAACTGATATGAATAGTGTTCCGTCTCTTGGTCAAGTAGCGTGGTCAAAGCAATTAGCCTATGATGCTGACTGGGTACTAGCTCTTGGTCGTGCTACTGGAAGTACAATTCTTGAATGTATATTTAGAAAAAACCGTCATGGATTCTGTGGTGAATTTATGGTAGATATTGATTTTGACTCAGGTCGCTTTATTTATAAGGATTTTGAATAAAACTAGTTAATTCCATTGATATAATTGATGATATGTACGCTCATAAGTCAATAAAAAAGTTTAGCCTTGATGGTGAGATTTATGATGACTCTCATATTATAAGACTTAAAGAGCAGTACTATAGCATGATAGTCGCTGGAATGAGATCTGATGGATATGTTCCAAGATATGATATTGACACAGACTTTACAATTAGTTATAATGGTAAGACATTTAATTTTGAAATATCAATATATGGCGTATATGTAGGAAAGAGAACAGCAGAGTGTATATCAGGGATAGACAAAAACAAGCCAGTAATGGCTACTTCTACTCAGAGGATCAAGTCCGAAGAAGTCTGTTAGCTGCAGGAATTGATGTAGTATACGAAGTAGAGTCTGACTTCATAATTTTTTGTCCATATCATAATAATTATAGATCTCCTGCTGCAGAAATTTCAAAAGAAAGCGGATTATTTTACTGCTTTGGATGTCAAGAATCTCATTCACTCATTGAAGTAATAATGCATGTAACAAAAAGATCATACTTTGAATCAGCAAGAATGATTGATTCTAAATCAGAGAGTATTAATTTTATTGAAAGCCTTGAATCAAAGCTTAATAAAAAGCCTGAGTTTGTAGAGTTTGATAATGAATTAATTAAAAGACTAAATGTTTCTGCACTTAATTCACAAAGGGCTGCCCAGTACTATCTTGGTAGAGGAATAAAAAAGGAAAGTGTTGAAAGGTATCTACTTGGATACTCTGAATCCCAAGACATGGTTACAATACCAGTTCACTCTCCAGATGGCATGTGCTTAGGATTTGTTGGTAGGTCTGTAGAGGGTAAAGAGTTTAAAAATACTCCAGGACTTCCAAAAGCAAAGACAATGTTTAATTTATTTAGAGCAAAAAGATTTGATAAGGTATTTGTTGTAGAGTCATCTTTTGATGCAATACGTCTAGAACAAGTAGGAGCACACGCTGTAGCCACTTTAGGAGCATCTGTGTCAGGTAAGCAGAGAGAACTTTTAAAACAGTATTTTAATAATGTAATTATTTTAGGAGATAACGATGATGCTGGAAAAGAAATGGCTAAAAAGCTATCTAACATACTTGGTTCAAGTGCAATAAATGCAAGTCTTCCAGAATCAGTAAAAGATGTATCAGACTTATCAGATGAAGATTTAAAAAAGTTTGTTTCACAATTTGACGATCTAATAGCAAATGTGTTACAATAGTACAACTGTTCATCTATAGGACAAAATATTAGGAGAAATATTATGGCAATTGTAAAAGGGCTAAAAAATATCGAAGCAATGCTAGATAAGCCAAAATTTGAAAATAATGGTCCACGAGTAACGTGGCTAAAACTAGAAGATAATCAGAGTGTATCCGTTCGTTTTGTAAATGAACTTGATGGAGACTCGCCAAGCTATGACGAAAAAAATGGTCTAGCTATTGTTGTTTCTGAACATACAAACCCAAAGGACTATAAGCGTAAGGCAGCTTGTTCTGCTGAAAGCGAAGGTCGCTGCTTTGGTTGTGAGATGCACAGAAAAGACATGAAGGCAGGTTGGAGATCACGTCTTCGTTTTTACATAAATGTTCTAGTTGATGATGGATCTAATGAACCATACATTGCTGTATGGAGCATGGGTGTTGCAAAGTCTGCAACATTTGATACAATTCGTGAATATGTTCAAGATTCTCAAAGTCTTTCAAACATGACATGGAAGCTAAAGCGAAATGGTAAGGGAACTGAGACAACCTATATTCTAATTCCAATTAAGCAGGATGAAGAAAAGTTTGATTGGTCCAAGCATGAGGTTCCAGATCTTGAGGCAGTTGTAAGAGAAGTTCCTTACGCTGAACAAGAGTCTTTCTATCTTGGCTTTGACAATCCATCTGTATCTACTTCTGTAGACTGGTAAAAGTGGTGGGGGAGAAATACTCCCCCACCCTATACAACTGAAAGGTTAAAATGACTTACGTTCCACTACACGTTCACACACACTACTCCCTTATGGATGGTGTTGCAACTCCAGAAGAGTATGCAAAACGTGCTTCTGAAATTGGACTATCAGCAATTGCAATAACTGACCATGGCGTTCTGTCTGGTCATAGACCTATGTATAGAGCTGCAAAAGCAAATGGCATTAAGCCAATTTTGGGTATAGAAGGATATATTACTGCAGATAGATTTGATAACAGAGATAAGTCTGAAAGAATTGAACCACTTGATATGGTTTATAACCATATTGTTCTTCTTGCAAAAAATGATAAGGGATTAGAAAATTTAAATAAGCTTAACGAACTTGCTTGGACTGAAGGATATTATAGAAAGCCAAGAATTGATTTTGAAATTCTATCAAAGTATAAAGAGGGTGTAATAGTTTTATCAGCATGTATGAGTGGACTTCTTGCAAAAGCAATTGAGTATAAAGAATATGCTGCTGCAAAAAAACACATGACATGGTTTAAAGAAACCTTTGGTGACGATTTTTATGTAGAGGTTATGCCACACAATTCTGCAGAATTAAATAAAGAATTGCTTGAGATGGCTGATATTTATGACGTAAAGCCAGTTGTAACTCCTGATTGCCATCACTCTGACAAGAGTCAAAAGGTAATTCAAGAAATGATGCTTCTTCTTAATACTCACGCTAAGTTAAATAAGGAAGCAACTTTTGACAAGGCATCAAAAATTGAAGACCCTATGAAAAGACTTGACTATTTATATGGTGAAGATAGAATGATGTCTTTTAGAAGTTTTGATATTCACTTGCTTTCTTATGAAGAAATAAAATCAGCAATGCAACAGCAGGGAATTAAGCGTGAAGATATTTATGAAAATACTGTTGAGATTGCAAACAAGATAGAAGAATATACTATTAAAAGTAACTTAGATCTTCTTCCAATAAAAGTTGAGAATCCAAATGAAGAACTTCTTGCACTTGCATCTAGAGGATTAGTTTTAAAAGGTCTTTCTGAAAATAAAGAATATTTGGATAGATTAAACTTAGAACTTGATGTTATTAAAAGTAAAAACTTTTCACCATATTTTTTGGTTGTTCATAATATGCTTAACTGGGCAAAAGATCAGGGAATCATGGTTGGTCCAGGTCGTGGTTCAGCAGCAGGTTCTTTGGTTTGTTATGCATTAGGAATTACAGAAATTGATCCGATTGAATATGGTCTTCTGTTTTTCCGTTTTATTAATCCAGATAGAGATGATTTTCCTGACATTGACTCTGATATAGCAGACGATAGAAGAGATGAAGTTAAAGCATACCTTGAGCGTGAATATAAGAATGTTGCTTCTATTGCTACGTTTCTGGCATTTAAAGATAAGGGTGTTGTAAGAGATGTTGCTAGAGCATTTAATATTCCTCTTAACGATGTTAATAAAGTTCTTAAAGGTGTAGATAGTTGGGATGACTTTACAAGGTCAACTAATGCTCAGTGGTTTAGAATGAAGTATCCTGAAATTGTTAAATACGGAGAGCAACTTCGTGGAAGAATTCGTGGTACTGGCATCCATGCTGCAGGTGTAGTTACTGCAAAAGATTCAATATTTAGGTACGCTCCACTTGAAACACGAATTGCTCCAGGAAGTAAAGAAAGAATTCCAGTAGTTGCAGTAGACATGGAAGAGGCTGCAGAAATTGGGCTAATTAAGCTTGACGTACTTGGTCTAAAAACTCTTACTGTAATTGATCAGACTATTAAAACAATTAAAGAACGCCACGGAACAGATATAAATCTAAAGCAGATACCCCTAAATGACAAGAAAGTCTTTGAGATGCTCTCTGAGGGGCGTACAAAGGGTGTTTTCCAGTGTGAAGCAACTCCATATACAAATCTTTTAGTTAAAATGAGAGTTGGAAACTTTGATGAACTTGTTGCATCAAATGCTCTTGTTCGTCCAGGTGCTATGAATACAATTGGAAAGTCATACATTGCCCGTAAGCACGGCAGGGAGATGGTTGAATATATTCATCCTTCTATGAATGATTATCTAAAAGATACTTATGGTTGTGTCTTGTATCAAGAACAAGTTATGCAAGCTTGTGTAGTTCTTGGCGGAATGACAATGGTTGAAGCTGACAAAGTTCGAAAAATTATTGGTAAGAAAAAAGATGCTAAAGAGTTTGACATATTTAAAGATAAGTTTGTTAACAATGCAGAAAAGCATATTGGCATTAGAGCAAAAGATTTATGGCATGATTTTGAAGCACATGCTGGTTATTCTTTTAATAAGTCTCACGCTGTTGCGTACTCAACACTGTCCTATTGGACCGCTTGGCTAAAGTACCACTACCCTATTGAATTTATGTTTTCGTTGTTAAAAAGTGAAAAGGATAGTGATACTCGTACTGAGTATTTAATTGAGTCTAAGCGTATGGGATTGTCTCTAAAGCTTCCACATATCAATGAGTCTGATTCAGATTTTAAAATTGAAGGTAAGGGTATTAGATTTGGACTTGCTGCAATAAAATGGCTTTCTGAGGGTGTTGCAAATAAGATCATTGCTGGAAGACCTTTTGAATCCAAAGATCAATTTAAAAAATTTGCTATTCAAAAAGGTAGTGGAATAAATTCAAGAGCAGTAGAAGCGTTAGATCTTATTGGTGCACTAACATTTGAAGATAATCCAAGAGATGAGGCAAAGGTTAGAGATAATCTTTATGAGTATCTAAATCTTCCAGAATTAAATACAAGTGTCCCACAACATTACTATGCATATATAGATCTTGTAGAAGACTTTGATGAACAGGGTGTCTTTGTACTACTTGGTATTGCAAAAAATATTAAGCGTGGCAAGGGCTGGTCAAGAGTAGAAATTATGGACTCTACTGGAGTCATTGGAATCTTTGATGAAGAAGAGACTAAAATTGAGCCAGGAAGAACTTATTTAATTCTTGCAGGTGCAAATAGAATTTCTGAAGCAATTCCAATTGATGAATTAAAAGAGCATAAAGAAAATCCACTTATAAAGTTTTTAAACTATAAGCAAATACCATTTGCAAATGATGAACACTTTGTGCTATCATTTACTCCTAGAGTTACTAAGGCTGGAAAAAGAATGGCTAACATGATTGTTGCTGATAGTTCAAGAGAAATGACTGCTGTAATGGTATTCCCAACAATGTTTTCTACTGGATATATGAAATGTCAGCCTGGAAAAGTAGCAAAAATTAATTTTGGTGAAACAAAAGAAGGAACTATTACATTGAAAGAAGTAAATTAATGATTGACATAGATGAATTAGCAAGTAGTTTGCACAAAACTGCAAAGCAAAAAGGATTTTGGGATGACAACAATGGGATAATCTTTTATCTTAAACAGCTAATGATGATAACAACTGAAGTGGCAGAGGTAGCAGAGGCTCTTCGTAAGAGCGAAGGTGATCGTGCTGTTGTTAGAGAGTTGGCGGATATTATTATTAGAACTCTAGATTTGTATGCAGGTCTTGTAGAAGATGAATATACAAAAGAATCATTGCAAGAAAACTTGTTGGACAAAGCTCAATATAATTTAGAACGACCAAATATGCATGGGCTACTAGCATGAGTAAAATAGACCTTGATGAGTTTTTGTCTCAATTAGATCCAAAGTTGCGTAAGAAAATAACTAGTGGAAACACTATTGAAATAACTAAGCAAAAAACTCCAAGCATTAGTTTGAACAATGCACTAAAAGGTGGGTTTGGTTATGGTCGTCAAGTCCTTATTTGGGGAAATAAATCTGCAGGAAAATCTTCATTTTGTTTACAAATGATTGCTGATGCTCAAAAAGATGGAAAGATATGTGCTTGGATTGATGCAGAAGCATCTTTTGATCCAGAGTGGGCAAGAAAACTTGGGGTAGATGTAGAACAACTAATTTATTCAAATGCTAGAAGTATAAATGAAATGGTAGACGTTGGAGTTCAGCTAATGAAAGCTGGCGTAGATATTTTAATTGTTGATTCTATCTCTGCACTCCTTCCTGCTATTTACTTTGAAAAAGATTCAGAAGAATTAAAGCAGTTAGAAAATACTAAACAAATTGGTGCAGAGGCAAGAGACATGACTAATGCAGTAAAGATGCTTAACTATGCAAATAATAATGATAAGCCAACATTGCTTGTTTTAATTTCTCAACAAAGAAATAATATTGGTGCAATGTTTGCATCCCATCAACCAACTGGTGGACATGCTGTTAAATTCTTTAGTAGTACCATTGTTAAACTTTGGTCAAGTGAGTCTGACAATCAGGCAATTAAGGGTAAGATAGTTTCAGGAGATAAGATTATTGAGTCTAAGATTGGTCGTGTAGTTAACTGGCACGTTGATTTTAATAAGACTGGTCCAGCATTCGTTGCAGGTTCTTACGACTTCTACTTCGATGGAGATGGATCTATGGGTGTAGACAGGGTTGCAGACTTAGTTGATACCGCAGAACTTGTTGGTGCTATACAAAAGGGTGGAGCCTGGTATACCATAGGAGAAGAGCGATTGCAGGGTAGAGCAAAAGTTATTGATTGGTTAAAAGAAGATCCTAAAAGAGTCTTAGACTTAGAAGCAAAATTAGATGTATAAAAACTTTTCTGAGTACAGAGGAAAATTCTCTTGCCATTCATGTAAGCAATTAGTTTTGATTGCAAGATTTTATAGGGAAGATATGAAGCTAACTTGGCTTTGTTCAAATAGACATATGTCTCAAGTTATTTTAACAAGAGGATCATCATGAGCGAACGTGCAGAGCTTAAAAAAGCAGGTTTAAAAGCTCATAAAAATTCTGGTAGAGGTGCAGTAAAAGCTGATGGAAGTGATGATGAATTTGTTGTTGATGTGAAAGAATATAGCAAATCATTCTCTATAAGTCAAGACAACTGGGCAAAAATTGTTACAGACACTTTAAAGGTTGATAGATCTAAGAATCCAGCATTGATGCTTGTTATCGGTGAAGGAAATAAAAAAGTTAGACTTGCTGTTATTGAATGGGAAGTGTTTGAAGAATTGAGGAATAATGGAAACAACGATTGAACTATTAAATCAAGTAAATGGTTTTAATGAAATATCTGAGCATATGCAGGATGATGAACTCACACAGACTTTGGTTTTGGTTGCTAAGTTAATTTCTAAACCAGATGTTCCTGCAGCCGTTGGTGTTGAACTAATTGTAAAGCTACAAGCGTATTCTGCTAAATTTGCAATGCTTGCTTCCTGGTATACTAATGTTAAGAAAGATGAAAGAGCAAAGAAGAATATATACTATTCAGCTAAAGAAGCAACGGATAGACTAGTAGATGCATTGAAATATGCAGTTAGGATTAACAATGGCTAAAAGCCTTATTAATAAGTTGGTTGAAAAACCAAAGAAGAGTGAAGAAAATTTAATTGATAGTCAGGCAATTGTTGACAAGATTAAAGAAGGATATGCTTTACAAAGAAAAGCATCCTTTAAGAAAAGAGATAGTTTTACTCCATCAACATTAACTTATGGTGCAGGTAAGTGTCCTAGATTTTGGTACTTATGGTTTGAAGGAAATGAATCAGATGTAAAAACAGATTGGTATTCGGTAGCCAATATGGATAGTGGTACTGATCGTCATGGTCGTATTGAAAAAGCTATGGAGTCTGCTGGTATTCTTGTAACTAATGAGGAGCGTTTGTCTTACGAAGATCCTCCAATTTCTGGAAGAACTGATGCAATTATTAAGTGGAATGAAATGGATATTCTTACTGAAATTAAAACACTTAATGAAGATTCTTTTCATTACTTAAATGTAAAGGGGGAAGCTAGAAAGTATCATGTTGAACAGCTTCTTATTTACATGAAAATTCTTAAAAAGAGTTTTGCATTCTTAGTTTATGAATCAAAGAATAGTCATGAACTTTCTTTGTTTCCAGTTAAACTAACTGACCATTATAAAAACTTTATTAACTACTTTTTTGATTGGATGCGAGAAGTAAAGAAAGCATATGACGATGGTCTTTTGCCTGAAAATCCTTACCGTTCAAACTCAAAGGTTTGTAAAGGTTGTGATTTCGAAACAGTATGTCGCACTAAGCCAAAGGGTGATATTAAAATAGCACCAAGGAAAGACCTTGAGTAAATTTTGTAAACTATGTGATAATCAATTTCAAAGCAATAATAAAAATCAAATATATTGCTCACCTGATTGCAGGTCTACTGCTACAAAGGAAAAGATTATGCAAAGATACAAGGTTTCAAAGGTTAAGTCTCGTGCTACTAAGTCTAGAAAATGTTCTGGTGGGTGTGGTATAGAAATTAGCATTTATAACGATATTGGTTTTTGTAATGGATGTATGATGAGTAAAAGAAAACTTGATCAAACTTTAAAAGACATAAAAGGATTTTTTGATTATGAGCAAAAGTAGTTGGAAAGATATTGGAAAGCCAAAAAGATTTATCTCAATAGATGCTTCTTCTACTTCAGCTGCCTTTGCAATATTTGAAAATAATGAGTTAATAAAATTTGGAAAGATTAATTTTACTGGAAATGATCATTATAAAAAAGCTGGAGATGCTTGTAAAAAACTTACTCCATTGTTTAAAGACTTTGATTTTGATGCAGTTGTAATTGAAAATACTATTTTTGCAAACTCTCCAAAAACATCAATGCAGTTAGCCCTTGCACAAGGGGCTATTGTTAGTGCAGCATATATTAATGGCGTAAAAGATATCTACCCTTGCGTACCAGTTGCTTGGCAGAACTGGATTGGAAATAAGGTTTTAACAAAAGAAGAGAAGGTTGAATTAAGAAAACAAACTCCTGGAAAGTCAGACTCTTGGTACAAAGGCAAGGAAAGAGAGTTTAGAAAGAATAGAACTATTAGACTTGTTAACATAGAATTTATGACCGATGTAAATGATAATGATGTTGCAGATGCAATTGCTATTGGATGGTATGCAACAAATAACTGGAATAAGATAACTAAGCTTGACTTATAAAGGATATAATGATACTATGAAAATGTACACGAATGAAAATTGGCTAAGAAAAAGATTTTTAGTGGATAAAAAATCTCCAGAAGATATTGCAAAAGAATGTGGTGTTTCAGTTGAGACTGTTTATGTATATCTTGGTAAATTTGGATTAAGAAAAAGCAGGAGAAAATAATGGCTGAATATCCGTCAGAAGTATTTTATGTAAATAAGAACGAAGAAAAGATTAAAAAGATTTTTGAACTTTCTAAAACCGCACCAGCTGGGTACAGCATTCTTGCTGCTTGCTTAGACATTACAGAAATGCTTTTAGAAAAGAATGTAGCCTATGGTAACTCTGCTCTTAATCCAATTCGTATTTTTAGTGATGCAGATGATATGGAGCAGTTAAATGTTCGTATTGATGATAAGTTGAATAGAATTAAAAATAAAAAGTTATACGCAGGTGATAACGATGAAGACGATTTAATCGGCTATCTTTTACTAAAAAAGGCTAAAAAACGTGGCTAAAAAGAAAACTATATTCAATGACAAGTTTGAGAGAAAATCTTTAATGGTAACTGAAAGCGGTCATGAAGTAAATGAAGGAGATCTTATAAAGATCACTGGAGAACATGGTTCTACTTTTAAGTTTAAAAGTCTTGTAAAAAACCCTGTAAATGGTGTAGAATGGATAGATTGCTTTCAAATGTTTAAAGATATTTCTGGACCAACAAGGTCTTTTTATCCTGACAGAGTAAAGGCAGTAAATAAGAGAGGTAAACGTGTCAAGCGAAGCAGCATTAGTTAACCATTTAGACCTTGTTAACAAGGTTGCTTCAGAGTATCTAAAAGGCTCTGATGCTTCAGAGATCTCAAAAATACTTGACATTCCTAGAGTAAAGGTTACTGAGCTTCTTACTGACTGGAGAGTGATGGCTGCTAATAATCAGGCAATTCACGCTCGTGCAAAAGAAGCCCTTGCTGGTGCAGACCAACACTTCTCATCTTTAATTAAAAAAGCATATGAAGTTATAGATTCTGCAGATGCTACTGCAAACTTAACAGCAAAAACTACATCTATTAAACTTATTGCTGATATTGAAGGTAAAAGACTTGAGATGCTACAAAAAGCAGGGTTACTTGATAATCAGGAACTTGCTGATGAACTTTTAGAAACAGAAAGAAAGCAAGAAATACTTATAAGTATTCTTAAAGAAGTTACTTCATCATGTGAATCTTGTAGACCAAAAGTTTTATCAAAGCTTTCTCAAGTTAATGAGGGTGGGGTAGTTGTAATTGACAATTGATATTAGTGAGTTTATGGAAGCTCTTGACGAGTCTCCATTTGCAGAAACTCCAGTAGATGCAAAAACATTTGTTGAAGGTGAAAAATATTTAAATCAACCACCGCTTTCCGAGTATCAATATACTTTAGTAGAATGTATGAGTCAAATTTACAAAGAAAAAGATTTAATTAGATTTATGGGTGAAGAGGCAGGTAAAGAACATTTTAAGAAGTATACAAAAAATGAAATAATTATGCAGCTTGGTAAGGGTAGCGGAAAAGACTTTTCTTCAACAGTTGGATGTGCATACTTAGTTTATAAACTATTATGTTTAAAAGATCCATCAAGATATTTTGGTAAGCCAACCAATGATGCTATTGATATTATGAATGTTGCTATCAATGCTCAACAGGCAAAAAATGTTTTTTTTAAAGGATTTAAGACAAAAATTACTGGATCACCTTGGTTTGCAGGAAAGTTTGATCCACCAAAAATTGATAGTATAGAATTTGATAAGTCAATTACAGTTTATTCTGGACACTCTGAAAGAGAATCTGCTGAAGGCTTAAACCTTATACTTGCAATCTTGGATGAGATTTCTGGCTTTGCAATGGAATCTGCAAGTGGAAATGATCAAGCTAAAACTGCTGACAATATTTATAAAGCATTTCGTGGATCTGTAGACTCACGTTTTCCAGATTATGGAAAGGTAGTACTTCTATCTTTTCCTCGTTTTAAGGGTGACTTTATTACAACAAGGTATGAAGATGTAATTGCTGAAAAAGAAACTCTTCTTAGGTCACATGAGTTTATTATTAACCCATTACTTTCTGAAGACGATCCAAATAATAAGTTTACTGTTGAATGGGATGAAGACGTTATTAATTCATACAGAATTCCTGGAGTGTTTGCATTAAAAAGACCAACTTGGGAAATTAACCCAACAAGAAATATCGAAGACTTTAAGATAGCATTCTTAACTGACATGGCTGATGCACAAATGCGTTTTGCATGTATGCCAACAACTTCATCAGATGCATTCTTTAAGAATAGAGAAAAGCTATCTATGGCATTTAAAAAAATTAATCCAATTGATGTTTCAAAAAGAATAGAACACTCTTTTCAGCCAGATCCTGAAATTACATACTACGTTCATGCTGACTTGGCACAAAAGCATGATAAGTGTGCAGTTTCTATTTGCCATGTTGATAAGTGGGTAAGTCTTCAATCTTTTAATGGGTATGAGCAAGTAGTTCCTTTTATTGTAGTTGATGCTATTGTTTATTGGGAGCCAAAAAAAGAAGGTCCAGTAGATTTGTCAGAAGTAAAAAATTGGATTATTAATCTAAGGAGACTTGGGTTTAATCTTGGCTTAGTAACTTTTGACCGATGGAATTCTTTTGATATTCAAAGAGACTTAACAAGTGTAGGAATAAAAACAGAAACTTTGTCGGTAGCTAAAAAACACTACGAAGACTTATCCATGCTTATTTATGAAGAAAGAATAGTTTTGCCTCAAATAGATTTATTACTTGAGGAAATGCAAGAGCTTAGAATTATGAATAATAATAGAGTTGACCACCCAAGAAAAAAGTCTAAGGACCTTGCAGATGCTATGTGCGGATCTGTATACAATGCAATCAGCCATACAAGAAGAGAAAAGATTCAGGAAGTAGAAATTCATACATACAAATCTCGTCCAAAAGTTGACAAAGATATTGATAATGTGATAAAATCTAAACCTGAGATGACAGAAGACATTAGAGATTATCTCATAAATTTTAATTTAATTTAACAGAAAAGGAAAAACATGAGTAAAAGAGTTCTTTTAACAGGTGCTAGTGGATTTGTTGGTAGCCATGTGCTTAGACATATTTTAGTTAATACAGACTGGTTTGTGGTATGTCCAACAACATTTACACATAAAGGTTTGACAGATAGAATAAACGTGGCATGTGATGACTTGCCAGATGCTTATAGTCGTATTAAAGTTATTAAGACAGACTTGACTGCACCAATTTCTCCAGTAACTTCACATCAGTTTGGAAAAATTGACTATGTTATAAATGTAGCTAGTGAAAGTCATGTTGATAGAAGCATAGAAGAGCCAACTCCTTTTATATTAAACAATGTATCTTTAATTTGTAATTTACTTGACTGGGCAAGAGTTGCAAAGCCAGAAAAGTTCTTGCATATTTCAACTGATGAAGTTTATGGTCCAGCTCCAAAGGGGTATGCTCATAAAGAGTGGGTAGACCAATTCTTCCCAAGCAATCCATACTCCGCTTCAAAGGCAGCACAAGAAAGCATTGCATTCTCATACTGGAGGACTTATGGAGTTCCTCTTGCAATTACTAATACCATGAATATTATTGGAGAAACTCAAGACACAGAAAAGTTTATGCCAATGGTAATTAAAAAAGTTCTTAATGGGGAAACTGTTAAGATACATGCATCTCCAGAAGGAGAAATTGGAACTCGTTTTTATCTACATGCTCGTAATCAAGCAGATGGACTTCTACATGTTCTTAAGCAACACTTCCCAGCATATGGAGAATCTAATGTACCAGCAAAATTTCACATTGTCGGTGAAAGAGAAGTAGACAACTTGGAAATGGCTCAGATGATTGCAAAAGCAGTTGGGAAGCCATTGAGGTATGAATTAGAAGACTTCCACTCTTCTCGTCCAGGTCATGACTTAAGGTATGCCCTGGATGGAAAGAAGATCTCTGAGACTGGTTGGAAGCTTCCAATACCTCTTGAAGAATCTATTCAGAAGACTGTAGAGTGGACTTTAAAGCACGAAGAATGGCTTTCTCTGTAATGCCTAAAAAAAAAGATATGAAAGTTTTAATATTGCTTGCATATTTTGAACGACCTAATATGGTTAAGACTGCCTTAGAATCAATAAAAAGGCAGTCTTACCATAATTGGGAGGTAGCTTTTTGTGATGATGGAATAAACTATTTAGGAAAGCCAATAGTTGAAGAAATTTTTTCTAAAAAATATTTAAAAAAAATTAAGTTTTATGCAACAGGAGACTCTCCAGAACAAAAGAAAAATCAGGGTGGAAGTAAGCATGGGCAGATGTTAAATGAAGCTATGCAAGAGTCTGATGCTGACATAGCTTTTATACTTTGTGATGATGATGCTTTGTATAAAGATTACTTAAAGAATCTTGTTAATTTCTATAACAATAATCCAAATTCAATTTACTCTTATGGTAAAGTTTCTATCTATAATCCAAATGATTTTATTAGTTTTGAAACATTAGAAGATAATTTTAATAATATGTTAAATCATAGAGAAGGTTCTATTTCTCCAGCTAACACTGTAGACGCAAGCCAGGTTTCTTGGAGACTTAATAATTTTAAAGAGGCAGGAATAAAATTTCCATCTCCACAAACTGTTGCCTTAGACGCAAACTTGTATCAGCAGCTAGAGGCAGCTTTTGGAAAGTGTCATGCAAATGAATGTGTTGCTCAATATAAAGGTATTTATCCACAGCAACTTGGAAACAGACCAGATCCATACAGTTCAGGAGATGAATTATGAAAATAGGATACAATACAAAAATTCATAGTTCGGTTGAATTCATTGGAGAATTTAATTCATTTGAAATTGGAGACAATGTTGAAATTGGTGAGGGTGTAAAAATCCTTGGGGGTGGAGATCTTTTTATCGGAGATTACTCAAAGATTAATAGAAATTGTTTTATTAATGCTAGTGGAGTAGTCAGGCTAGGGGAAGCTACTTGGGTTGGAGAGAGGGTGGTTCTTGATGGAACTGGAAAGCTTTGGGCAGGAGACTTTCTTGGAGTAGGAATAGGATCTGGACTGTACTCTCATATCAGACATGGGGATGTTACAGAAGGATGCCTGTATGAAAAAGAGTCAGAGTTAATAATTGGAAATGATGTTTGGTTTGTTGGAGAATGTTTTGTTTCCCCAATAATTGCAAAAGATAAATCAATGGCTATGCTTGGGTCTGTTGTTATAAAAAACATGGAAGAAAATTCTGTATATGGTGGTAATCCAGCAGTGAATATTACTCATAAAACTGGTTTGCCCTGGATAAATAAAACAGAATCTGAAAAGTTTTTAAGAATGGAAAAACTTGTTGAAGAAGGATGTAATAAGTTTAACTTAGATAAAGATATGTTCAAGGTTGTATATAGTACCCCAGATATTAAACAGTCTGGAATAACCTACTATAATATTACAGATAGAACTTATACAAAAACAAATAGTAATGGTGAGATTAAAATAAACAAATGGTTATTTAATGCAAAAGCTAAATTTAGGAAGGCGTAATGAAAAACATTGAACTATTTCAAGTAACAATGTCTCCAGATGCTACAAAAATGTTAGATCCAGTATTATCTTCTGGATATGTTGCACAGGGTCATAGGGTTGAACTCTTTGAAGATGCTCTATGGCGTTCTTTGAATACTGCTAAGACTAAGCCAGTCACAGTAAATTCTGGAACTAGTGCAATAAACTTAGCAGTAGAGCTATGCAATGTTAATCCAGGTGACGAAATTATATCAACACCAATGACATGCTTTGCAACACAGATAGGTGCTATACATCGTGGTGCAAAAATTAGATGGGCAGATGTAGATTCTTTAACAGGTCTTATTGATCCAGATAGCGTTGAAAAATTAATTACAAAAAAAACAAAAGTAATTATTGCAGTTAACTGGGCTGGTAGAATTCCAGACTACAAAAAATTAAAGTCTTTTGGAATTCCAGTTATCGAAGATGCAGCACATTGTTGGGATACTTTTGAAACAAAAGATGTTGAAAGAGGAGATTATATCTGCTATAGCTTTCAGGCTATTAAGTTTTTAACAACTTCTGATGGTGGAGCAATTATTTGTCCAGTAGAAACAGAACGTGAAGCAAAAAATCTTAGATGGTTTGGATTAGATAGAACTAGTAATGAAAGTTTTAGATATAAACAGGATATAAAAAGAGCTGGATTTAAGTATCATATGAACGATGTTTGTGCGACTATCGGACTTGCTAACATTGAATATGCTAATAATGCAGTTAAAGAAAGCAGAAAGAATGCAAAACTATTCTGCGATGAACTTTCTGGATTAGACCACATCACAGTACTACCATTTGATGAAACTTGCTCATATTGGATATTCCCAATAATTTTAAATAATGTTAACAGAGAAAACTTTATGAAATATTTGCTAGATAATAGAATTGTTTCAAGTCCTACTCATCATAGAAATGATCATAATACTTGTACCTTGGAATTTAAAGAAGGACCACTTCCTGGATTAGACTTTTTTAATGAAAATCAGTTAAATATACCAGTTGGATGGTGGTTGACAGATAAAGAAAAAATGCATATAATTAATACGATTAAGAAATGGAAGTAGTCTATGAAAGAATATTTAGCAAATAACTATATTTGCTTTGATGATATATTAATGGTTCCACAATATTCAGAAGTTGTTAGTAGAAGTTCTGTAGATACTGCTATGCCTATTGGTGGAAGCTTATTGCTAAACTTACCCGTAATTGCTTCCCCAATGGATACAGTATGCGAAAGAGATATGGCTATTGCTATGGCAGAGTCTGGTGGAATTGGAATTATTCATAGATTCATGTCTGCAAAAAATCAAATAAAAATGGTTGAAGAAGTTTATAATCACAGCGATCTAAAACTGCCTGTTGGTGCAGCACTATCTTCTACATTTATTCAGGAGCATGTAGAAAAGCTTATTTTGGCAGGAGCCTCTATGCTATTAGTTGACACTGCAAATGGTCATAGTAAGATGGCTATTGATGCAGTTGCTAGGCTTAAAAATATTGTAGGAAATTCTGTTCATATTATGGCTGGAAATGTTTCTACCATAGAGGGATTTATAGCCCTAGATATTGCAGGTGCAGATTCTATTAGAGTAGGCATTGGTGGGGGTAGCATGTGCACTACAAGAATAGTATCTGGACATGGTATTCCAACACTATCTTCAATTATAAACATCCGAGAAGCAAAAGATAAGTTTAACTTAAATGCTGGAATCATAGCAGATGGTGGAATTAGAAGTACTGGAGATATGGTAAAAGCTTTTGCTGCAGGAGCAGATGCTGTAATGCTAGGATCAATGTTGGCAGGTACTGAAGAGTCTCCTGGAGATCTATACTTTGAGGGGGATAAGAAATTTAAATCTTTTAGAGGAATGGCTAGTAAAGAAGCGAACAAAGATAAAGACATTGCAGTTGCAGAAGGAATATCTACAAAGATTGCTTATAAAGGATCTGTAAAGGATGTAATTAAAGACATTAAAGGTGGGCTTGGAAGTGGCTGCTCTTACTCTGGAGTTGACTTTCTTCATGAACTGTATAAAGATTCTATGTATACAAGAGTGTCACCACTATCTGTAAAGGAGTCATTACCCCATGGAAGATAATGAGGATATTGATAATCAAGAGTTATCTGAAATGATTGAGTATCTAATTGAAATAGGTGCTATGGAAATTATGGGGTATGATTCTATATCAGATCAGTTTACATACAAGGTTACTTCAAAGTGTAAAGAGCTTTATCCAGAATTATATTATGCACACTATGAAGCTGTTGGAGAATTAGCATCAAGTCTTTGGATGCAAGATGTAATAGATATAGTATTTACTGAGGGGCAGACAATTGTTGGAGTAACTCCAGAACAAGTAGACTCAATAAAAGAAAATATAAATAATTTTACTGATGATGAAAGATTTTTTCTTGAAACATTGTTAGCACATTATGAGCAAAGATAAGATATAATAGTAGTTATGGATATTATTAAGTCAGCAGAATGGGAAGGCGAACCCCTTTATAACATGCTTTCAGAAGATGAAAAAGCCTTTGCAGATTCATTATTAAAATTAACAGAAGAACTTGGACCACTAGATCAGTCAGAAGGCATTTGGATTGGTTATGAAGATGGTTCTACAAATCAAAATGCTTCTATTGGTGTTAAGTGTGGAAACTGTGCACTTCATAAATCTGCAGTTTCTTGTGCAATTATCTCACAGCAAATTGAAGAAGAGGGTGCTTGCAGACTTGCAGTAATTCCAGATGGTTATGTAAATGCTGACATGAAAAATTCTGGAGAAGAATTTATGGAAATGATTCCTGAAATGTCAAAAGCTGATTCAGTTAGAGTTGGTCAAATGGTTTCTTGGAACTCTAGCGGTGGTACTGCAAGAGGAAAAGTTGTAAGAGTTGTTAGAAATGGTTCTATCAATGTTCCTAATTCTGATTTTACAATTACAGGAACCCCAGATAATCCAGCAGCACTTATTAGAATTTATAGAGATGGAAAGCCAACAGAAACTTTGGTTGGTCACAGAGTAGACACTTTAAGAGTATCAACTTCAAAATCAGAAGATGGCGTTATTGGCAATGATGATGTTCCAAATACAAGACCTCATTCAATGGAAGATTGCAATGACAAAAATTGCCCACAACATTCAATGGGTAAAAAAGATTATTCTGATAAAGAAAGACAGATGTTAGCTCGTAGAGATATGGCTTTGCCAGATGGATCTTTTCCAATTGTTACTGCAGCAGATCTAAGTAATGCAGTCCAGGCAGTTGGTCGTGCATCAAATTATGCAAGGGCTCGTAATCACATTATAAGAAGAGCAGAAGCACTTGGTAGAACAGATTTGCTTCCAGAAGAATGGAAGCCAAAATCTAAAAGAAAAGGATACGATGTAGAAAAGAGAGACGTTTCTGATATTGATCTAAAACCAACCGAGTCTATGGCTAACAATGCTAGAAGAGGTCTTGAACTTAGAGCAAAGTTTGGTAGAGGTGGAACTGCAGTAGGAGTTGCTCGTGCTCGTGATTTAGTTAATGGTAGAGACTTAAGTCCTGAAACTGTTGCAAGAATGTACTCTTTCTTTTCTAGACATGAAGTAGATAAAAAAGGCAAGGACTGGGATAATGCAGAACGTCCATCAAATGGAAAAATAGCATGGCTACTTTGGGGTGGAGATTCTGGCTTTGCTTGGTCAACACAAAAGTGGAAGGCAATTCAAAATGCAAGAGCATCTAAATCAGATGATACTTGGAAAGACTCACCGTTTTCTTTTTATAAATAATTGGAGGCTATATGAAAAAACTATCTCCCTTGGAAAGAATATCGGCATGTTTAATTGCTATAAACTTTTTTGCAGTAAACTTAATTGTAATAATTAACTCTATAGTTAAAGAAAATATAGAAGAAGATTTTTCCGTATCATTTAAAGGATTTTCTAAAAAAAGTCAAATGCGTAAAGTTTTAGATGAAAATACTGTAAGGGTGGCAATCCAAGATAATAGTGCGTATTGGGTTATAGACAACATTCTATATACTGCAAATGTCAGTAAAGATGGAAGAATTCTTAACGAAAATGCTGAAAGGGTAAACGTATTTGACCTTTCTGAAAAAGAAGTAAACAACCTTCTTTCAATAATTGATACTATAAGTAGCTAGTTTAAAGTTGACATTATCCAAATAAAAATGTATAATAGTATTTAATAGAAAAGGATTTACGATGGTTATTGTAGTTGAGGGGACAAAAGAGTTCTCTGATTATGAAATATTTATGAGAGCAATGACAGTAGCTTTGTCAACTCCAAATGATAATAATCAAATACAAGTTTGGAGTCTTGGACCACACAAGATTAATAATTTTACCGCAGCGTTTTGTAATTCTGCAGAAAACTATTTAAAGCAAAAAGGATTCAAAGTTTCTTTTTCTAAAATAAATGAACAATGGGTCAGACAAAATATTGAGCATGTAACATACTATGCATATTTTAGTTTACCAAAAGAGCCATTGTCAAAATTTGCTACATACATGGAACATCAAGAAGGTGTTGAGATGGGGATATTTAGGTATTAAATGAGTTTAACAATCTGGTCTTTAATAATTTTTGCATCTTATAGTTTATTTTATTTGTCAATGCTTTTAGCAGTAACATTAAAAACAAGTGTTACAAAGGTGGCGTTTATGGTAGCATCTTGGATGGTGTATCAAATAGTTACCCTATGGTATGGTCTTGCTACAGATCAAATAGGATTTATTTTAATGTTTATATTTCAATTTATTGTTACAATTTTAACAGTAATTATTAATGCAGAAAGACGTACCAATGAAAATATCTGATTTAAATAAAATGGAATCAATTGTAAGTGGAAATCCATCATTAACATGGGATGGTTGGAATGTTATATATCTTGAAAAAGATCAGGATGCTAGTCTAAAAAAGAACGCAGCCTTTATTGATTCTAGTTGGCACAAAAAAGTTGTGTTTGAAAATACTGGTGGTGTTTGGGATATTCCAGATGCTATATTAAGGAAGGGCAATGTACAAGTTTGATGAAAAAGCTCTATGCCTTAATATGGATACAAATCTTTTCTTTGATCAATATGAAGAAAATCCAGAAGTTTCAAAAAAGGTAGATCTTTTGTGTATAAGGTGTCCAGTACAAAGACAATGTTTAGCATATGGAGTTAGTAATGCTGAATGGGGTGTTTGGGGTGGCGTTTATTTGGAGGGCGGAAAGATATCTAAAGAATTTAATAGTCATAAAGAAAAGACTAATTGGTTTGATATCTGGTCTGCAATTACAATGGAGAGTGACTAATGTATACAGATAACATGAGACATGCTATTAGAAGCGTAAAGCCTCCAAAAGATTTTGAAATAGCAATTGTAGACTATAATCATTTTCTTGCTATCCAATTTTATGAAAGCCATTGGAGACATTTAAATGACAACGAAAGGCTTCGTTGTATACAGTATATGACGAGAGTAAAAAATATCTTAGAATCTTTAGGTGCGAATGTGACACTTGACCCAATTCTAGATATAAAGTATAATGATGAAAGACAGCTATAAGGAGTAAAAATGGCTACAACAATTACGGTAATAGGAAACCTGGTAAAAGATCCAGAAAAGAAGGATCTTGGATCAGGAAAGGTTCTTGCAAAGCTTCGCATTGCAAGCACAGAAAGATTCCAAGATTCTGATGGAACTTGGAAAGATGGGGACACGGCATTTTATGATGTTGTATGTTGGAGAACTCTGGCAGAAAATGTCTCATCTAATCTTTCAAAAGGAAATAAAGTAATCGTTCATGGTAAGTTAAAGTACCGTGAATTTGACAGAAAAGACGGAACTAAGGGCAATGCCTTTGAGATTGATGCAACTGATGTTGGTGCATCTTTATCAATTAAGTCTGGAACATTTAATAAAACTAACAATGTTTCAAACTCAACAGTTTCAGTTGGAGCAGAAGAGCCTGATCCCTGGGCTTAGTTGGATGTCCCCCGAAAGGGGGACGTTTCAATATTGACAAAATACAAAAAGTTTGGTAGAGTATATTAATGCCAGTATATTTATATGCATGTGAAAAGTGCGAGGACAATAAAGATTTGTTTAAAGGAATGAATGATCCTGATCCAGAAAATTGTCCAGATTGCGGTAGCAACATTAAAAGAGTTTTTAGTGTTGGAGGGATAGCCTTTAAAGGAAAAGGCTTCTATAGTACAGGAGGATAAAGTGTTTAGAATAAAAAAAGATTCAAAAAATGTAAATGAACATCAGTATCGTGCAGTAATAAGTTTAAACAAAAACAGAACATTTTGGAAAGCTTCTGTGCAAAGAAGAATTTCTGTTAACGAATGGGAAAAGGTTCCTTGTGGACTAAAAAATATTAAGTTTACTTCAAGAGAAGATGCAGAAGATGCTGCAAGAACAAAGATGAAAGAACAAAAGATGCTTGATACAAATGATTCTTCTAGCATAAGTTATGTAATTTACGATGGCTAAAGGATTTCAGTTTGACTTTTTTGCGGAAGAATGGTATCATGAATGTCGTGCTTGTGGAACGGAATTATATGCACCAACTAAAAAACATATGGAAGGTAATTTTTGGCTGCATACACACTCAAATGATTGCATTGGAGGTTGGTAATGAATAAAGAAGAATTAGAAAAATTTTTATCTCATTCAGATGAAGAAATTATGGTTATGGATGGCTTTGAAGAAGCTTTTGTAGGTCTTTCTAATAGATGTGGTCAGCCAACACTTGCAACATATTCATTTCTTAAGATGATGGAAATTCTTGTTGAGCGTGATAATATGACTTGGGAAGAAGCTGATGAGTATATAATGTATAACTGTGAGGGTGCTTGGATGGGCGAATTAACTCCTTTAATACTGCATGAATATATTGATCCTTGGAGTAGCTAATGTATAAAGTAGTAATTGTTGATATTGATGGAACAGTAGCAGAAAAAACTGACAGACATATATTTGATTATAAAAAAGTTTTAACAGACTCTCCTAAGCCTGAAGTTATAGAAGTTGTAAATTCACTTTGGAAATCTGGTCACAAGATTATATTTTTATCTGGTAGACCTGATTCATGCTTTGCTGATACATATTTATGGCTTACAAAAAACTGTCCACCTTTTATAAAACTTCATATGAGAAAAGCTGGTGACAATAGAAAAGATGCAGAAATTAAAAAAGAAATATTTAAACAATCTATTGCCCCATTCTATGAAGTACTTTGTGTTATTGATGATCGTCAACAGGTAGTAGACATGTGGAGAGAAATTGGTCTTACATGTTTACAGGTTGCCCCAGGAGATTTCTAATGTCATTAGTTGCAAAAATTAAAGAAATGTTAAAAGAGTATCAAGATGAACATGGGGCTCTTGATGAAAAAGACTATGAAAAATTATTTGTTCATTTTTATTTAAAGTATGAAGATGAGTATTTGAATCAAAAAATAAAGTCAAATAGATCAGATGGTAAAATAAGAATGAGGAAGCTATGAAATTTGAACTACACCACGAAAAAGATGCTGGACCAATAGTGCGTTGGTTTGCAACAAAGATGTTAGCAATTTTGCATACAGTTGAAAAGCCACTTTATGATTATGCAGACATGTATACAGCAGTGTGGGATGATTATGAAGAAGATGATTTGTCTACCCCACATAATCAAATGACATTTTTCCAAGACCTTGATCCGTTGCCTCAATTTGAGCACCTAACAGATGATTTACTATAATGTCAGATGATTATTATTACTATAGAGATCAAGTAAAAGAACTTCAAACTGTTAATAGTTTTGTTAAAAGTAATACTTTACTTTCTGTGCAAAATAGGATAGAATATGTTAGAGATGAACGAGCCAAGCTAGGTTTACCAGTTGGTGGTATTGATATGGCTCTTGAAGTAGTTAGGACAATGTTAAATGAAAAATAAAGAAGTAAAAGATGAAAGAACAATTATCTATGAAAGTAAAATGTATACTGTTGATGAGTTTGTGATTAAATATTCAAAAGCACTAACTTCTTACTTGCTTAGTAGACAGCTTGGAGATAGATCAAAGAAGTGTCATATTGTTGACTTGGCAGTAGAAAATGCTTCTTTTGCAGAATCTCTTTATATTGGAATGGATAGTTTTAGTTGATGTTTTTAACAAAGATGATAAAATTTGCAGAAAAAATTGGCATGGATGTAGATGAACTTATGGAAATGACAGTGCTAGATGCCATAATTAAGATAGAAGAAACTAGAAATATGTGGGCAGATTTAAGAAAAGAAATAGGATAGTTTTTAAGGTATAATTAGGTATGAGTAATTTAATTGATATAAGAGTCATTGGTTGTGGTGGTGGAGGAGTTAACGCTGTAGATGGAATGATAAAATCAGGTCTATCTGGCGTAGAGTTTATTGCAATAAATACTGATGTTCAAGCATTAATGCCAAGTTTGGCAGATGTTAAAGTTGATATTGGAAGAGATAGAACTAACGGTCTTGGTGCTGGAGCAGATCCAAATATAGGAAGACTTTCGGCAAAAGATAGTATTCATGAAATTTCTGAAGTAGTTTCAGGTGCTGACGTTGTTTTTGTAACGGCTGGAATGGGTGGAGGAACTGGAACTGGCTCTGCACCAATAGTGGCTGGGGCTGCTAAAAAGGCTGGAGCTTTAACTGTAGGCATTGTAACTACGCCATTTGGGTTTGAGGGCAAGAAGCGTATGATAAATGCCTTAGAGGGAATTAATAGTTTTAGCAAGGAAGTTGACACCTTAATTGTTGTTCCAAATCAAAATCTTATTTCTATGCTAGATTCAGATATATCAATGGAAGATGCCTTTAAGGAATCCGATAACATTTTACTAAAAGCAATAGCAGCAGTATCAGATTTAGTAACAACTCCTGGTCAAATTAACATTGACTTTGCAGATATTAAAAGAGTTATGAAAGATGCAGGATCTGCATTTATGGGAATTGGTTATGCATCTGGAGATAATCGTGCTGCAATTGCAGGTAATGAAGCAATTACAAGTCCTATTCTTGATGTAGATTTAAATGGTGCAACTGGAGTTTTGATTTCAATTGCATCTTCTGGAGATGTAAAAATGTCTGAGGTAAGCATGATAGCCTCATTAGTTTCAGAAAAAGCACATGAAGATGCTGACATCATATTTGGAACAGTTTTAGATACAGATCTTGAGGATGGTATTCTAGTAACTGTAATAGCGACAGGCTTTGTAAATGAATGATATCCAATGGACATTTGGAATTATAACAGTTTATGAAGATAAACAGAGACTTCAAGAGATCATAGAAAGCATTCGTAATCTTAATATCCCAGAGTATGAAATTTTATTTGTTGGTGGTGGAGATAGTTCTAGTATTGATGGTGTTGATATTAGAAAAATTAATTTTGATGAGTCAGTAAAAGAAAGATGGATTACTAGAAAAAAGAATATTCTTGTAAAAGAAGCTAAGTATGAAAATATAGTTTTAATGCATGACTACCATATCTTTGATAAAGATTGGTATAAAAACTTTGTTGAATTTGGAACTGATTGGGAAATCTGCTCTTGCCCACAATATTTAATTACAGGTGCAAGAAATCCAATGGACTGGTCTCTTTGGGATAAGCCTGGTTATGGAAGAGCATGGTCTTTAGACTATAACGATTGGTCTCAAACTCAATATATGTATATTTCTGGTGGATTCTTTATGGTTAAGCGTCATGTAATGATTGAAGAACCACTTGATGAAAGTCTTGTATGGAATGAAGAAGAAGATGTTGAGTGGTCTTACAGAGTAAGAAATAAATATGTTATGAAATGTAATGGAAAAAGTATTGTTAGACATAACAAATGGCATAGACATGCAGGTCCACAAGGATGAGTAATAAATTAGTTATATTTGATTTAGATGGTGTTCTAATAGACTCTAAAGATTTACACTATAAGGCTTTAAATAATGCTCTAGGTATTGTTGGAGAGGATTTTAAGATATCCTATTCAGAACACTTGTCAAGATATGATGGTCTTAATACAAGAAAAAAGCTTAACATGCTTACCCAAGAAAAAGGTCTTCCAATAGATAAGCATGATGAGGTTTGGGCAAATAAGCAAGAAGCTACTTTTAGACTATTAGAAGATTTGCCAAGAAACCTTGTCGCTAATAATATTATGACTTACTTAAAGCAAAACGGTTGGAAGATTGCTATAGCATCAAATAGTATTAGAGAAACAATAATTAAATCTTTGCATTCAATAGATGTCCTACATCTGGTTGACTTTATAGTTAGCAATGAAGATGTCTGGCATCCAAAACCACATCCAGAAATGTACTGGAAATGCATGGTAAGCCTTGGAGCATTTCCAAAAGATACGGTTATTGTTGAAGACTCACATGTTGGAAGGCAAGGTGCTATAAATTCTGGAGCAAACCTATACCCAATTAAAGACTCTTATGATCTAAGTTATACAATGTTTATAGATTTTATTAAAAAATTTGAACAGAAAGAGAGAACTGGACAAGTGCCTTGGAAAAATAAAGAGATGAATGTTCTTATTCCAATGGCTGGTGCAGGTTCAAGGTTTGCTCAAGCTGGCTACACATTTCCAAAGCCACTAATTGAAGTCAATGGTAAGCCTATGATTCAGGTAGTTGTAGAAAATCTTAATATTGATGCTCACTATATTTTCTTAGTACAAAAAGAACATTATGAAAAATACAACCTAAAACAGTTACTAAATTTAATTGCACCAGATTGTGACATAGTTGTTGTTGATGGAATGACTGAAGGTGCAGCATGTACAACACTACTTGCAGAGCATTTAATTGATAGCGAAAAGCCACTTCTAATGGCTAACTCAGATCAGTATGTTGAGTGGGATTCTAATGAAGCACTTTACGAATTTACTGCAAGTAATTCAGATGGTGGAATTTTATCTTTCAAAGCAACACATCCTAAGTGGTCATTTGCTAAGATTGGTGAAGATGGTTTTGTATCTGAAGTTGCAGAAAAGAATCCAATCTCTGATAATGCAACGGTAGGAATTTATTTTTGGAAACATGGTTCAGACTATGTTAAGTATGCAAATCAAATGATAGAAAATAATGTTAGAACAAATAATGAATTTTATGTGTGTCCAGTATTCAATGAAGCAATCAAAGATGGTAAGAAGATTAGGCTAAAAATGATTGACAAAATGTGGGGTATTGGAACACCAGAAGATTTAAATTATTTTTTAGAAAATCACAAGGAGAAATAATGAAAACTATTGTTGAAGTTGGAGCTAACTATGGTCATGACACAGAAAGATTTGTTCAAGATAAAAATAATAATGTATGGGCTTTTGAACCAACTCCAGAATTAGTTGAACATTTAAAAGATAGATTTAAGAATGATACTAATTTTAATCTTATAGATAAAGCTGTTGATGTTGAAGAAGGAGAAAAAATATTCAATATAGCAGGTGGTGGAGACTGGGGATGCTCTTCACTTTATGAATTTGCTCCAGACATACATGAAAAATGGAAAGGGAGACCAGACTTTAATACTACTCATAAGGTTACTGTAGAAACAGTAAGGCTTGATTCATTTATTAATGAAAATAATATTGAATCAATTGATTACTTATGGATTGATGCTCAGGGAAATGATTTTAGAGTTTTAAAAAGCCTTGGAGAAAAAATTTCAATTGTAAAAGAAGGAAAGTGTGAAGGTGCTTATACTGTTGATCTATATGTTAATACTGAAAATAATGTAAATGATATATGTGAATGGTTGACAGACAAAGGATTTGAGTGTAAAATAGTTCCAGACAATGTAGGCAAAGAAGCAGATGTTCATTTTAATAAGGTAGCAGAATGATATACATATCTCATCGTGGAAATTTAACTGGAAAAAAACTAGAACTAGAAAATAGTCCAGTTTATATTTATCAAGCCATAGATAAAGGTTTTGATGTAGAGATTGATATTCGTCACAAAGATGGACAAATATTTTTAGGTCACGATAAGCCACAGTATTTAATAGATGATAACTTTATTGATGAATGTAGGGAAAGCTTGTGGGTCCATTGCAAGGATAAAGAGTCTTTGAAGTATGCTCTTGATGAAGATTTGAATTGTTTTTTTCACAATCAAGATGATTATACTTTAACAAGTAAAAGATTTGTTTGGGCATTTCCAGGAGTTGCAAAAGCAAATTCAAATACAATTGCAGTTCTTCCAGAACTATTTAGAACTATAGAAGAAATAAAATATTTAGACTATCATGGCTACTGCTCTGATATAATTGAATACATAAGGAGTGTTCACAATGTTTAAAGAGATAGATTACAACAAACACTTTGTTATTGGTACACCGCTTGTAGGATGGAAAGCAGACATGGGTGAGGAAATGTCATGGCTTGAAAACTCAAAACAAATAATTGAAAAATTCCCGAATGCAAAATTCTTTACTGCATTAGAACTTGATAGCAGAGGTCTAGAACCTTTTGAAAGAGTTTTAAATAGTTTAAAGGAAGTCAATGGAGATTTCTGGACATACTCAATAAATGATATGAAAAGTCAAGTAACTGCTGAAAATAGATTGATAAGGATTGAAACTGGTAGAAATTTAATTAGAGAGTTTGCACAAAGACCAATAGAAATTTTTTATATTTATTATGATGCAATATTGTATGTTGATTCAGATACAGTTTTAACTGCAGAACTTATTGAAAAGTTATTTGAAGTAGACCATCCAATTGTTAGTGCAGATGTTCCAGCATATGGACTAAGAGGAAAAGCTGTTTGTGATAATCCAAGAATTGAAGAGCATTGGAATACTGCAGCTATGCTTTTAGTTAATTCTCCTGCATTCTATGACCTACCCTGGTATCACAATGCATATCTTCATTTAAGTGATGATCCAACATTCCAATCAATGGCTGAAAGATTAAAAAGAAGAGTTGGTGTTGAAGTATTTGAAGATACTTATGGTGGGACTTGGGTAAGAAAAGATATAAAAGCAGAGCATAGAGGTCAGCTACTTGCCGTTGAAAATAGAAATATTCCTCCTAGAGATTTATAAATTTCCTTAGGATGGGAAACGACCTAGACAAGTCGTAAAACTGTCTATATTAATTAGTTTATTAACAATGATATAATAGATTTGTTAGATACGTCTAACGAGGAGTCTATGCAATAAATTGAAAAAAATCTTTTCCTACCTACTATTAATTCCAATATTACTAATTGGCACTATGTTTTTAGCATCCCCAGTTACCCAAGCAGACACTCCATTAGTCTGTAACATGTCCACTATTACTGGAGATGATGATGGATCATTTCCAATGCTTTTACCTTTTAGTTTAACTTTAGGAAGCACGGAATACAATCAAATTTTTTATAGCACCAACGCAACTGTAACATTTGGACAGTCAGATGGAACTTATTGGGACTATCCACAAACACCATCTATATCAATAGCTGGAAAAGACTGGGTTTCTTTTGGAGAAGGTGCTTATACATCTTACGGATACAATGATAGCTCATTCTGCATAGAGTGGTCTGTTCGACCATTCCCACAATCAACTGGACCTTTAACTCAAATGAGATTGGTTGTAACTAAGTTTTCAAATGGTGGGTGGCATGGTGAAATTGTTACAATGACAGACCTTCCAGCAGATGCAAGAAGAGCCATAAGGTTTGAAAGAGGTCAGCCCGTTGTCCCTATGGAAGCAGCTTTTGATGTTAATGGTGGCGTTCCAATTGAAGTTGAGCCAGAGCCAACACCATCAAACTTTACAGATCCTCCAGTAGTTCCTAGTGAAACTCCAAGCCCAACACCTGAGCCAACACCTGAGCCAACACTTGAGCCAACACCTGAGCCAACACTTGAGCCAAGTCCTACTGCCAGCCCTGAGCCACAGCAATCACAATCACCAGAGCCAACAGTAGAGCCGTCACCCCAGCCATCAGAGCCAAGCCCAGAACCGTCAGAACCTGTTGTGCAACCTTCAGAAACTTCTTCACCTAGTCCAACCCCTTCTTTAATTCCCTCAGAATCTCCGTTGCCCCCAGTAGAACCTGAGCCAACTCAAGACCCAAGTCCTGAGCCAGAGATTTCATCTCCAGAATCATTAACTCCAATTCCAGAAGAGAGTCCATCTCCTGATCCAGATCTTCCATCCATTGATCTTCCATCTGATAATAATATCACAGAAACAACAGGTGAACAAATAAATACATTTGTTGAAGACTTTACTGAAAGTGGCAGTATCTCAGATGCTGAGACAGAACAGTTAATTGATAATTTCTTGAATGATGGATTTATCTCTGAAGATGAAGTATCTGGTCTTTCAGAATCTTTAACTGAAGATGGAGTTTTGACGGAAGATGAAAAAGAATTGCTTGTAGATGTTATCTTAGAACAAGCAGATGGTAATGCAATATCTATTGAGTTAATTGATGAACTTGGTCTTGATTATGAAGACTTGCCAGATGATCAGCCAGTTATGCTTGATAATGGAGTAGTCTTGTTTGCTGAAGTTGCAGACGCTCTTGAAATATTTGAAAATCCATCAGAAATTTTAGGTGCAGTACTTACAGATCCTGGAAAGGCTCTTACTGCTGTAGCTAATATTGGTGCAGATATGACACCAGAAAAACGTGAGGAATCACAGAAAGTAATTGTTGCATCAGTTATTGCTGCACAAATACTTTCAACAAGTAGTATAACAGGGAGGATGAGATAATGAAAAAATGGATAGTAGATAAAATTCGTGAAACACTAAATCAAACATTTACCCTTCTTGGTATGTTTGTAGCTTGGGTAGTTTTAGAGGGAAGTGCTAAAACAGTAGTAGCTTTTGCAATATTGTGGTCACTAGCTGTATGGCTATTCTCAATGAATTTTAGAGAAGAAAAGGAGGAAGAAGATGGCAAACAAAAGTAACGTAGACATAACAATAGTTGATAAAGAAACTGGAGAAGAAATAATTGGTTCCAAAGCAGTAACAAACTTATGGAATATATTCTTCAGAATTGTTGCAGTATTTGCAGCATCTGGTCTATCAATTATTGGTGCAGGTTCCCTAGTTGGAATTGATACCATTACTGCTGTTATTATGGCAGGTACGCTTGGTGTTGCTACCGTTGTTGAAAAGCTTGCAAGAGCATTCCTAGATGATGGTAAACTAAGTGCAAGTGAAATCAACTCAGCATTTAGTTCAGTAGACAAAAAAGCAGAATAGAAAGTAGGATATAATATAGTAGGGGAGTCCCCACAAAGGACTCCCTTATTCTATAGAAAAAAAGGAAATGATTTAAATGGGTTCACCAATTGTTGGAGGTAAGGTTACAACACCTTACAAGAAGCTTGGAAAAATGTGGTCAAAAGGCTACCATACAGGTGTAGATTATGCTTGTAAAGAAGGCACAAACATTGTTGCTGTTGCTGATGGCAAGATTGAAAATGCTAACTGGGGAGCCAGCTATGGCACACAGCTAGTCCAAAAAGTTGAAGGTGGCTGGGTAATCTATGCACACCTTTCAAAGGCTCTAGTTAAGGCTGGAGACGTAGTAAAGAAGGGTCAGCATATTGCAGAGTCTGGTAATACAGGCAACTCTTCTGGTCCTCATCTTCACTTTGAAATGAGAGATAACATTAGATGGAGTGATGGCAAGGACATTGATCCTGCTAAGATTCTTGCATCTTAATCTATCAAATTAACAATTGCCCCTAGAAATAGGGGCTTTTGTATTTAATAAAACTATTTATCATTTTGTTATAATAAAAACTTGATTATGTCACTATTTCATGCTATCCTAGAAGGATGCGTATCAGAACCTTGGTTCCGATTGCCCTTGTTGCGGTTCTTGCAATTGCATCCCTACCAACAAGCCACAGTCAGACCAGTGCTAATGCACCGCAAAATGTAGTAAGTAGAGTCAGTGAAGATAGAAGTATCGAAATTGCTAAACTTGCAACATCTGAAAAAGAAAAGAAAAAAGAAAAAACTAGAAGTAATGAAAAAGCTTCTAGATCCAATAGACCAAGCTCTATTGCTGCAAAAACTAATCAAGCTTTTGCAAAGTCCTACATGGAGTCTAAGTACTCTTGGGGCGAAGACCAGCACTCTTGCCTTGTGAATTTATGGAATCGTGAGAGTGGGTGGAGGCATACTGCTGACAACCCAACCTCAAGTGCCTATGGTATTCCACAAGCACTGCCTGGAAGTAAGATGGCAAGTGCAGGGGCAGATTGGAAAACAAATCCAGAAACACAAATCAAATGGGGTCTAAAATATATTGACAAACGATATGAGACCCCTTGTGGAGCATGGAGTGCATTCAAGAAAAAGGGCTGGTATTAATTTACTAGTTTAGCTAAGTAGTGTCCTGAGCATGACCCCATAAACTGCTCATTTTCTACTTGACAATATTTTTATATTTTGCTATAATATTCTAGCAGTTGCCGAACGGGACTGTAATTAACTCGCTTAAAAGGAGCAAAAAAATGGTAAGTACAACTATGTCAACAATCAATCCATTTATGATTGGATTTGAAAGCCTATTTGACAGGGCAAACAGTATGATAAATGAATCTTCATACCCTCCATATAATGTAATCAAATATTCTGAAGAGCAAAAGCTTGAAAATGAATATGATTGGGATTATGAAATTCATCTAGCTATTGCTGGATTTAAAGAAGATGAAATAAAAGTATATAGAGAAGGCAATATTCTAACAATTAGTGGAGAAAGCAAGGAAAAGCCTGAAGATGGGTTTACATATCTCCATAGAGGAATTAGTTCAAGAAAATTTAAAAAACAGTTTACTCTTTCTGAAAACGTTAAAGTAATGGAAAGAGGGGTTGGATTTGATGAAGGACTTCTTAATATTGCTTTACAAAAAATTGAATCTAGACCAGATGTTGAATATTACGATGTTTGGTAATAGCTAAAAAATATGAAAATCCTGAGTATGATTTAAAACTGCTCATTTAAACTTGACAAAACAAAGGATATGGTGTAAAATCTAGATATGGACAAATTAAAAGTTATTATTGAAGAACCCAGTGGCTCAAGACGATCATTCTTTTACAGCGTAAAGAGTGAGGAAGAAGCAAGAGACATTGCAGAAGGTATTGAAAAAGAACTTAAGCCTAACTTTAGTATGGCATCTTGGAAGTATACAAAGGAAAAAAAGTGAAAACAGAAGTGATTGATTTCTGGGCTACATGGTGTGGTCCATGCAAACTAATGAATCCAATTCTTGACGAAGTAGAAAAAGAATATTCTGATTTAACTATTACAAGAGTTGATATTGATTCTAACAAAGACATGGTTGAACAATATAATATTCAATCAGTTCCTACATATGTAATTCTAAAAGATGGAAAAGAAGTAGATCGTATTATTGGAGCAAAGCCTAAATTTGCTTTTTTAAAGAGAGTATTCCCAGAAAATGGCTGAGATTATTTTATTAGCAATATTAGTAACAAACCTTTTTATTCTTAATGAGATTAAAGAATATGTATTAAACCAAAAGTCTAAAGAAAAAGAAAAAGAAAATATCCTTAGAAAGGGGTTAATGTAATGTCAAACACATTAGAACTTGTAGTTCAAGAATTACAAAACCGTATCGGTCAGATTACTAGTCAGTATGAAACTCAAATGGCTATTTTAAAGGTACAGGCAAACGAAGCACTACAGGCAAAAGATGAAGAGATTAAAAATCTAAAAGATTCTAAGCTAACTGTTGAATCTACTAAGAAAGAAAAGTAGTGGGAAAACATCACGATAAAGTTGCAAAGGCTTTAGAAATTAGAATCAGAAATGTTCCTAATAGGGGTGGATACAATACTCCTGGATCTATGAATAAAAGAAAAACTGGTTACTCTAAAAATCGTTAATCCAGTATAGTCCCCAATAGCTCAATTGGCAGAGCGTCAAACTGTTAATTTGAATGTTCCTAGTTCAAGTCTAGGTTGGGGAGCAGCAGTATATGTTTGTCAGTTGCATATACTCCCACATGTTAAATGGCATGGCAAACTGACTTATCCCCGATTAGCTCAGTGGATAGAGCGATAGGTTTCTACCCTACAGGTCAGGAGTTCGAATCTCTTATCGGGGACTTTAGAAATATACATATATAATAGAATAGTTATGTATGAATACCGTGTAAAAAAAGTATTAAAGATAGTTGATGGGGATACCATTGATGTTGACATTGATCTTGGATTTAACGTATCTTTTACTCAAAGAGTAAGATTGGCGGGTATTGATACTCCTGAATCTAGAACAACTGATCTTAGAGAAAAAGCACTTGGTCTAGAAGTAAAAGAATACCTAAAGCATTTACTTGAAAATGCAGAAGACATTATTATTCAAACAGAAAAGCCAGACAGTTCTGAAAAATATGGTCGTATTTTAGGCTGGCTATTTATTAATGATGAAGACACTTCCCTTAATGAAAAGATGATTAATGAAGGCTATGCCTGGGAATATGACGGGGGAACAAAGAAGAAAGACTTTGACTCCCTACTTGCCAAAAGAGCCAATTCCTGATACAATATAAGTCGGAGGCAGACGCTCGTAATTAGAAAGATAGAAAATGAAATTCTCACACTCAATAGCTGAAATGCTAATCCTGGCATTCGTAGCACTTAACTGCTATGTAAATGTAGTTAGATATTCCTGGGATAAGAAGAAGAAAAAAGCATACATAGAGTCTATTGGCAGCGATTACGAAAAATAAAAAATCGCAAAAAATCGGCGGAAATAGTATAAACATGCTCAACATGAGCAACTATATTATATATAACAATATCCCCTATATTCAATACATGAGGCAAAGCCTCTTTATAAATTTTGCGGGGGGGAAGTAAAGATCTTCTGATTATTAACTATATACACTATATAAACATAACTATATATATAACTAACTATATGACATATAAGAGTCTTAAATGATGCTTCGCATATGATTATATAAACCAGAAGAAAGTCTCTTACAAGCCTTCTGAGAGCCTTTAATGACTATAATATAAGCACATCTGATGAATTATATGATATTTATTGATTAATAATGGATAGAAATGGAGTATAGTGGAGAGAATTGGGTGAGAGGGCATATCATATCTTAATCGTAATGTCAAATCCTTGTATATGGTGTGTTTATATTCTGGCAAATTCTATATAGATTTTAATAAAAACTGGCATTTTTTAAGCCCTTTCGTAATCTTTTTTAAAGATTTTTATATATAGTTATATAGGTGATATTGATACCAAGAATATTTATCCCCCGCAAAAACTGGGGGGATTTTTAGGGGGGTTCGTAATCTTTTTTAAGAATGTAAAATATCAATTGGATATATACATTGAGGTGAATTATTTATGGCGACTTCTAATGCCTTCGTAATCTTTTTATTTGGATCTTTCCAGGTATAAGAAGTATCAAGAGATCCTATTGCAAATTGACTACCAGATCCTATAGCTATATATTTATCATATTCATTTACTTGCCAGTCATTAGTAGATATTTGAAATAGTCTTCCATGAATTCCCACCAAAAAATCTGCAGCTGCCTTATCATCATCTGATATATCAATACCATATGGTTCTATAGCTTTCTTCAAAGTAAATATAAAATCTGTTCTCATATATTTATCTACATCTTTTTTTAATACATTTGGAAAATCAATGTAATGAGCTACTTGTCCTGATCCCCTGGAAGATGCATACCCAATTAAGAATTGTCCATTCTTTTTTATTTTCGGGGTAATAGGAGAAGATATAGAATATTCATCAGACATACCTCTATCTGATCCCATATATACAATACCATTATCTATGAGTCCTATTACTATAGTCATAATACTATTATACTCTCTCTTCCTTGATTTTTAAAATATTGAAAAAATGGGGTTATATAAGGGTGTTCGTAATCATTTATTAAAATTATCAGATTGCGCCCCCGTGGGGTGGGGTGGGTCAGGCTCGAACTGACGACTACTGAATTATGAGTTCAGGGCTCTAACCAACTGAGCTACCACCCCTATGAACTATTCTTGCTCTTCCTGATCTTCAAAAGGAACAGCCAATTCAATTAGTTCATTAAGACTTTCATAGTCATACTCTGGGTTTGCTTCATTTAGATTTTCACAAAGATTTTTCCAAGTTTCATCAATTACTTCTACTCCACCCTCATTAAGAATAACTAAATCATTTACAATCATTACCGCAAGTGGTACGCCTAAATCATTGTATGAAAAGAAATCTTCAAAGGCTTCGTCACCTCGATAGTCATTAATGAATTCAAAAATGATCTCTGCTTTTTCTCTTATGTCTAACATTACTTTCCTAACTGTTCTCTGTCTAATCCAATTTCCCTATCAGCAATTTGTTCATTTATTCCGTCTGCCAGATTTTTAGCACTTGAAATAACTTGTTTATTTTGCTGTGTGATGTAAAATGGAATGTAGTGTTGCCAATCTACGATTCCGATTCTACTGTCTGAAAATAGGGCAATTAGTTTGTCTGCTATTTTCTCGTTTGGTGTTTTTCCCATAGTATTCCATTCTAGCATTAAGGTCTGACAAAAAGGGGCAAGGACCTTCCCTGCCCCTCCAGCCAGCCTTAACGGGACTTAACTACCTTGTTGCGGCGTAGTGATGTTAGGTTTGTGTTATGTACAAAATGTCCTAGACCATCACGAATTACTACACGCTCTGTGTCGCCCCACTTTTCTAGTGACGTGAAACGTTGCTTCTTTAGAGTACGCATTTGCTCTCTTGTCATAGTTCTCTCCTTAAGAGTTACCTTGTTATTTATCTTACCAGTTTTTGACGGAATTGTCAAATCTATTGTTCTGTTACTTCCATGCCCTCAGATAATAAGGCTATTACAGAGTCATCAGGAACAAATAAATCTATTTGATCTTCCATTCTATCTAACACCTCTAATATCCAGCCATCATCTGATGGTTCTATCTCTAATACCCTAAAATCTTCACCTGCAAAATTAATTAAATCTCCAGGCTCTATAAAGTTAATTAGAAGATAATCTATAATTTCATACTCGCTCAAGTTGCATCGCCTCCACATAGGATTCTATCACACTTGATAAGTTTATTAAGACTGCTAGAGTTAGTTCATCATCATCTAGTTCCAATGCTCGTTCTAAGTTAAGCACGGTATGTTTGATAAATCTATTAACTGATTCTTCCATTACCAGTTCCTATCATCTAAAATGTGATCAATACCAGCATCAATTGCTTCGTAGAATGTGTCGTACACTTCACCCATATCTTCGTTGTGTGCAAACACTTCCCACCAAGGATTCATACGATAGATTTCAAATCCACTATTACTAATAGTTTTAATAAACTGCATCAACTGAATGTCATCGTTGATACCTGCAGCCTCTAAGTCGTCAGAGTATCTCACAATAGTGACACCTTCATCTGAAAGTTCACCATTAACTAAGTTTGGTAGTGTTAGACTCATCTCACCATTACGTTCTATCTCTACCACACGGTCCAAGTATGTGATAGTTGCATAAGACTCTGCACCCTCCTGCCACACATAAAACTCTGGCATTTGTTTTGAGGTTGGTATTGTCTGTGTGTATTCTACTGTAACGCCTTCTAATAGTTTAGTCATTGATATCTCCTATATACTCTCCGTCTTCATTTTCCATACGCACGGTAAAGTTTTGCATAGTTCCAAAATCTTCATATACCCAGTCTTTAATAAAATCAACAATCTCTTGAAGAGTAACGCTGTTTGGGTCTCTTTCCATATCCATGTCTAAAATATTCTCTGCAATATTCTGAACATCATATGTAATAGTTCTTGATAAATGTAGTTCTTTAGGTAATGTAATCATATCCGTATCCTACTACACTTTCTCTGTTAAGTCAAGACGTGTTAGGTTATAAGCCAGGATTTCTTCTAGCCTCAAATACTCTAAATGTAGTTCAGAGCCTTCTTCCATAAACTCCCACTTTCCACTATCCTTGTTGTAAACAACACCTTGCTCTTCTGAAAGCTTTGCCATAGTTGTTTCTATGTCTACCATAAAGGCTCCCCAATCTTCGTCATACACAACTACCCAATGGTATTGATTGCTCATACTTCTACTTCTCCTAAATCCATTAGATAATCTTCCTTGCCACACTCTATGCAACTAAATGCCATTTCATCTTCATACTCTAGAAATGTAGCGTCACACATACAGCACTTGACCTTGTTCATCAACATACTACTCCCACTCGTGTACGATTATGTCTTGCACAAACAAGACTGCTGGGTCTATCTTATAGTTAGCCATTAGTTCTTTAGTTGCTTGTTCAATTACAAACGCCTTTTCATCATCTTGCTCATCTGGCGGTTCAGGAAATCCAGTATTAACAATGATAACCATGTGTTCAAATACAAACTCTACATCATACCAATACAAGGGCATCATTAGTTGATCTCCACTTCTACTCCATAGGTTTCTATACCTGTCATAATTACATCTGTGTCTACCGTGTCGTCAATCTCATCATAACAACCAATGCTCTTGAAATGTTCCCACATCTCTTGTATGTCGTCACGATCATTTTCGTCAAAGTCAGGGTGTAGTTCTAGATAAGAGTCCCACTCTGCTTGTGGTACTTCCATACTCCATACAGATTCAAAAGTTCCCTCAAAGATTCCTCTTAGTTTCATTACACTATCTCCACTCTGTTCTTGGCAAAGAATAGGTCTGTGCCGTCCTCATCTTTAATTGAAATCTGGCAAGGTACATCAAATTTGTCAAGGAATAAATTATGTTCTATTTGCCATTCTTGATCTTTAACAAACTCAACCATAGCCTCATGGCTAATTGGGTGTCCATGAATACCATACTCACCTGTATCTAACATCATCTTTATTAAATCTGCTTCTTGATAAATTACTTCTGTTGTTGCTACTAAGTATGTCATTACTTTTTACCCCTAATAACTATCTGAACCATTTCTTCTGTATGATAAAAATGCTTTACAAATTCATAAGCAGTTTGCCATTGTTCTAATTCAATGCCACCAACATTGTGTAGGTCTGCTATCTCAAATGCTAATTTTTCTAGCAAAGGATTTGTTGTGTCAATCATTACTTTCCTTTTCGTAGGCTGATACTTGTATCCTATCACAAGGGTCTGACAATTTTGCACGGCTTGGGGATTTTTTCATGTCTTCTTAATCATATATTAAGACTAATAGACTTATTAAATGGGGGGGCGCAGCTTGAGTGAGCAGTTTAAAGTGATGCTCAGCACTTTTACCTACCTACTAGATAAACCTAGTATCTTTCATCTATCGAATCAATGTCTGCATCAGAATCTAAAATCTCATACTTAGATTCATTTGATTCAATTGTGATGTCAAAGTCATAGATACTTAAGTCAGACACATCTTCGTTGACAGGCATAGAGATAGTTGCTTTGATTGTTACATTAAACTCAACTTCAACTTCTTTAGATAAGTCAATGCTAAAGATGCTTGCAATTTCAGTTGCGTGTTCTTCACCAATCTCATCAAAGTTCTCAACAAGATAATCTTTTAACTTGTCTAGTGACCTTGAAAATCTGTTGTTAGTTTCTGTAAGCGAATCAACTCTCCAGAATGCTCTTGAAATGTCGTCTGCATTTTCTAGTTCAAACTTTGAGTCTGACGGTGTACCGTAGTAGTAACCCTTTCGGACAACAATGGTTGCCTTTGGGTCGTAGAGAGGCTTAAGTTCTCCTGCCTCTACCATTTCTTTAACGAATGTTGCATTTGTTTCTGGAAGTTGAACGTCCATTTTATTCTCCTTGTAGGTTGGTTGTTGAAACTAGTGTATCAGAGAGGTCTGACAATTCTACCCATTCCTCTAGTTCTGAATCCCACTTGAATTTAGTGGTATCCACAGGGCAATCTTCATACCCGTTTTCAGGGTCTCCATACTCACAGATACATTCTTTATCTCGTTCCTTGTGGTCAGCGTGAGACATTGGGGAATCATACTCATAACAGGCAATGTCTTCTCCACCTAAGAATGTACAAGCACCACCCCAGCCTTGCTCTTCCTCATACTCATAGTCAAAGTTAAGAGTTGGGTATTGTTCTGATAGTTTCATTAGAACCTCACCAACAGGACTCCAAGCGGTTTCAAATTGGTACAAGATAGAACCATCATCATTAACTGTTTTAATAGTGTTTGGATACTGATTGTCATTAGAAACTGATACGTCCCACTTAGTTCCCCAGTTACGGCAGTTCCAATGATACCAGTCTTGGTCTTCTTTCATAGAGCGAACAAACTCTTGCATAAAAGATTCGCCGTCCATTTTGCCATCTTCATTTACCTTGATGTTCTTATTACCTTTGAAAGTATCTCTTTCATAGTATGCTTCAAGGTCGGTTGGTTTTACAATGTTCCAAAAAGCAAAGACAGGATTGTCATAGTGCTGTTCATCAGCAACCCAAACAATTTCACCATTTTCAAATTTGTGTTCAGGAAAATGTTTTACAAAAGGTTGATTTAATTGCTCAACCATTTTATCTAATTCTGACTGTTCGCCAGATACAACTAATGTGTTAAATACCCAGTTTGGCATTGTGTCTCATTTCTTAGTAGGTTATGATTCATCATACCACAGGGGTCTGACATTTTTTACCTTAATCATAAAGGAGCTGGCTAGGATCTAGGCTGCGCCCCCGAAAGGGGAGCAGTTTATAGTCTGGGTATGGTGCTCAGGACTGTCCCCTTTATTTATTCTCCGTGGCTGTAGGAGTTTCTTCCGTTCGGTTTTGTCCTACTAGGCGAAAGCGACTTCCTTTACAATGGAAAGCAACTTATTTTTTTCTGCTGTGATAACTGGGTCAAAGCCTGATGCACTTGCAAGGATTCCCTCGTTGTTGCCATTACGGGCAGAGCGATACCAGTCAAGTCTTTCAGTCAATGTGTTAAAAGCACCCCAAGCGGTATTGTTAATCATTGAATTTGTGTCTGATGCAAAAATCTCATCTAACAATTCAATCTTGGTTTCCCACTTGGTCATAGCACCCTTTGCATCTTTGCTTGGCATTGGATAAGCCTTTTCAACAATCTTATTGAAAGTATCTTTTGTGATTTCCTTTTCAATAAGTTCTTGAGCCATTTTATCAAAAGCATCCATGTAAGTATTGGCAAGACCCAATGCTTCACGAGCAACTAAGATACGACCCTCAAGTGTTGATGTGTGTCGCATCTTGAAAGACTGCTTAACACCACGAAGAGCCATGTCAAGAGTGTTAGCACACACAACACGAACAGGTGTTACGGATGCACGAACAGCAAGAGAACCGTCATGTGATGTGTTTACAAGTAAGTAAGACTTCACAACATCTGCAACTCCACTTGGGTCAAGTACGGTTTCACGCTCAAGAGCAAGAGAACCAAATACAACACGACCATTCTTTAGAGAACCAGCGGTTTCCCAACGAGCACCGTCAAGAAGATTATCTGCAAAAGCAAATAGTTCTTCATTCTGTAAAGTCTGGTAACGCTCACCAACAACTGCTAGAACATCTGGGTGTCCGTCTTCTGGGTGGTCACGAACAACAAGAAAGTTAGATTTGCTTGATGTGTAATCCTCAGGTAGTTGAACATCTTCAAGACGTACATTCCAATTTGATAAGTGTGCTATGTCCATGACTTCACTTGTGGTGTGTTCTTCTGTAACAACAGTTCCTAGACCATGCCAAGCAGGTTCACGAAATGAATACATAGAACCAACACCGTTAATAACTTCAACTGCATCTGCCATTTTTATTCCTTTGTTTGTTTGTTT